CCAACAAGTTCCGAGGAGGGATGATGAGTTGAGCTTCGTCCGTAGGGCATTTATCCCTCGGAACGACTGGCTACTCGCCTGTGATCTAAGGGGGGCGGAGATTCGGTGGATAGCGATATATTCGGGGGATAAGGTTCTAATTAAGCAGCTGGAGGACGGGCGGGACCTACATGCATACTGGGCGAGTCGGCTATTCAAGAAGGCGGAGAAGAAGGTGACTAAGGCGGAGAGGGATCTCGTAAAGAGCGAGTTCGTGTTCCCCCTTTTCTATGGTAGCTTCTATAAATCTATAGCCCCGCATCTTAGAATGGAAGAGAATCACGTTAGGGAAGTCGAGGAGGAATTCTGGGGGACCCTTTTGGGAGTGAGGGCGTGGCAGGAGAAGCTTCGGAACGACTATGAGAGGGATATGGGGATTAGGACGATATTCGGATTCCGTAGGCAGGCCCCGCTATCCCGCAGGCAGGTGTTTAATTCCCCCATTCAGTCTACCAGCTTTCATTTTCTACTTAGGCTTATTCCGATAATTCGGAATGAGATGGAGAGGCGGGGGTTGCGCTCTAGGATGATAGCGGAGATTCACGACGAGATTCTCTTCGACGCCTTCGATAGCGAGCTTGAGGAGATAATCTCAATCGGGAACGAGGCCATCGTACATCCACAGGTCCCCGATCAACCCGTAAGTATGGAGTGGGAATGGAGCGTCGGAAAAAACTGGTTAGAGATGCAGGAGATTTGAGGTATAATAAGACGGAGGGAGATAATAGGTGCTAGCACAGAGTATTTATATTCCAGCCCTTGAAAGGGAAATCCGGGTTCCGGCGTATACCGTTGAGCAGGGGCTTGGGCGGCAGATGATATTAGTAGCTTGCGAAACCCGCGAGCAGGTTTTAGCGTTTCTCGCAGATTGGAAGCAGAAGGACTTAGAGAAGTGGGAAAAGGCTAAGAAAGAATTAAGGGAATAAAATGCTCTACCAGGAAGCTAGGCCGGATACCCTCGATAAATTCTATGGGAATCGGGTGGCCGTGAATTCGGTGAAGAAGTATTTTGAGGGCGGGAAGTTTCCTAATGCTTGTCTATTCACCGGGCCGACGGGATGCGGAAAGACGACGCTTGCGCGGATATGCGCGAAGATGTTGGGATGCGGGGAGGTTGATCTTCTGGAGATGAACGCGGCGAATGTAAGGGGAATAGAGACGGCGAGGGAAGTATCGGAGAAGTCCCGCCTACTTCCGTTGAGCGGGGGGGCGCGGGTGTTCCTTTTTGACGAATCCCACCAACTAACTTCTGCTGCGCAGGAGGCCTTGCTTAAGGCGGTCGAGGATTCTCCGCCGGAATCCTACTTTATGTTCTGTTCGACGAGGCCAAACGCGCTGATTAAGACGTTACGCGGGAGGTGCGCCGTATTTTCCCTCGAACCCCTTAGCAATGATGTAATTACGAAGATGCTGAAGGACGTTGCGGAGGACTATAACCTATCCCTTACCGAGACTGCGGTCGAGGCGATAATGTTAGAGTCGAAGGGACTAGCGAGGACGGCCCTTGTATTTGCGGAGCAGTTGAATGGAATTACGGATGAGGATACGATAATCGAGACCGTCAGCCTTCCCGAAAAGGAAGAGCGGGACGCGATTGAGATAGCTAGGGCATTGGCGAAAGGGAGGAATGTATCTCAGGTTCAGGGATTGTATAAGAAACTTAAGGCGGTGGATGCGGAACGACTAAGGCGGCTTATCATGGCATACTTCAAAACGGTTGCTATCAATAATCCGCAGCCGGAAGCGCTAGGTAGGGCCTTAAGTATTTTGGAAACATTCTCAAGCAGGACCTATGTTGACGAGCCTACGCTTGTCTGGATGATAATGAAGGTCGCTAACTAAGGAGGCGGCGGTTATGGTAGATAGGACGAAGGATATTGACAAGGAAATCAAGGATGGGGATAATCAGTGGAGCGGGAGCTGGTTCCATCTGAGTAGAGAGGAACTTGAGGAGGTGGGGCTTGGTCTTTGGAAGCCGGAAGTGGGGACGAACTTTATTGTCATAGTCCCCCCTAACGAACCGGGGTATTTCGGCAAGAAGATTAACGTCCATTACGAGGTGGGGCCGAGTAAGAGCGCCTTCCTTTGCCGGAAACAGATGCTAGGGGAGGCGTGTCCGCTTTGCGAGGAGCGGGGGCGGGTGATTTCCAATGCTTCAGAGGACGAGAAGCCGGAGATTCCGAAGGCGCTGAAGTCTATTCCCTCCCGCTATATGTTCTGGATTCTGGATATGAAGGATGCGGAGACGATGGCGAAGGGCGTCCAGCTCTATATCGCCCCGCGGACAGTCAACGATAATCTCAAGACGCTCTGTATGAACAAGAGAACTGGAGAGGTTATCGACATCTCCAACCCGGAGAACCACTTTAACGTTATGTTCACGCGAACGGGAAAGGGGCAATATGATACTAAATATATCTCGTTTGAGAAGGAACTTCGGGTAGCCGCGGATAAAGGCGAGAAGGCGTTAAAGGAGGACAAGGAACAGATCGACGAATATACCTCTGGACTTCCTAAATTTGAGGAGTTACTTATCTGGGCGGACTACGAGACTATCGAGGCGGAATACTTCGGCCCGAAGGGGCGCGGGGAATCCCCGGTTGAGACGACGGAAGAGCCGGAGGAACCGCAGGAAGCCAAACCCGAACGGAGGCGGGGACCGACGATACCGGATCGGGGCGCGGTTGAGATGGAGACTGCCCCGGTGGAATCCCCTCCTACGGAAGAGACGACGGTGGCCGCGCCAATGAGTATGCGGGAGAGGCTTGCAGAGATTAGGGCGAAGAGACTTAAGGATTTGGAGGGATAGGATGCGGAATTCGCTACTTACGAAGATCCGGGGGGAACTTGCCAAGATAAAGGAGCGGGTCCCCATAGATATCTATGGCCTTCATGTTGCTTGCGCTGAGCAGGCAGAGATGTTCATGGAGACAAGCGAGTTTGCTACCGACTATGATAATCATTACCGGAGAAGCAAGCTTGGACTTGACCTTGCCCAGTCGGAAGCGGAGAGGGAGATACGGAAGGAGCCGGGGAAGGTAGGGATTGAGAAGGTTACGGAATCCGCCATAAAGGCGGCGGTAGTCCTCCATCCGAAGGTGACCGCGGCGAGGGAGGAACTGCTTGACGCGCAGCAAGCGGCGGACGTAGCGAAGCTGGCTTTGGAGACCCTTCGGGAACGGCGGCACATGCTTAAGGCGGAAGTTGATCTCTTTACTTCCCACTACTTTGAGGCTAAGGGTGTTGAGCCTAGTGAGGAGGTTAAGGAGCAGACGGAGAGGGATATAGCGAATCTAAGGGGGGAAGTAGGCCATAGGAGGCGATTCTAGGGGCCTATGCGCCCCATGGCGGCACTTTAGGGCTTTGGGCGTATGATTTACCCTGTTTTAGACTTAGGGCCGTAGAAAGGGAAATAGGGTGGCGAAGAAAGCAACGTCGAAGAATATAATCAATAGCCTCGGAAGGAAGTCTTTGGCCCCAGTGACCCATTGGCTTTCGACGGGGAGTACCCTTCTTAACCTAGCGATCTCCGATAGGCCGGGGGGAGGGTTCCCTGCCGGACGGATATCTCAGGTTTATGGCCCCAACTCGACGGCAAAGACAGTGCTAGCAATCGAGCCGCTAGGTTCTGCGCAGAGGCAGGGGGGCCGGGCGTTCTTTGAGGACGCGGAGTTCACCTTTGACGAAAATAGGGCAAGGAGCCTTTTCGGGGTGGACGTAGATTCCCCCGAATGGTCCTATAGAAACCCAACTTCTATCGAGGAGCTTTTCGATGCCAATATCTCGAAGGCAATCGAGACGATAGGAAAGAAGACCGACCATCCGCACTTTATGTCCGTTGATTCCCTCTCTTCCCTGCCGTCCGCCGCGGAGATTGGGAAGGACTTGGAGGATACGGGCTACGGGACGAGCAGGGCGAAACAGTTCTCTACGGCGTTCCGAAAGTACATCTGGCCGTTGAACGCGGCGAATCTTGGGGTTCTCTTCGTTGACCAAAGCCGAATTAACATATCAGGGTATGGTGAGAAGCTGGTGACTTCTGGGGGAGAGGCGCTGAAGTTCTACGCCTCGGTGCGGGTGAAGGTAACCTTAGCGAAGAAGCTGATCAACAGGAATAAGATAGTCGAGGGTGTCCAGATACATTTCCAGGTCGTGAAGAATAAGGTGGCGTCTCCGTTTAGGGAGGGGGACTTCCGATTCATCTTCGATTATGGGATAGATGATATTGGCTCGAACCTTGAATGGCTTAAGGAAGACGAGGGGGGATGGTATAAGTTCGGGGAACTAAAGGCTCAGGGCCTCGATAAGATGGTACGTCTTATCGAGAAGGAGGAGAAGGAGGCGGAGTTAGTAGAGGCGGTCGAGGATAAGTGGCGGGAGCTATATCCGCCATCGGATAGGAAGCCGAAGAAGAGGGAGACATGAGTGAGAACTTCAGTGATGGGGTCAAGGCGGTGCTGGATGAGGCAATACAACGTATGTTTGAGCTAAGTTGTTATGTAACTGATTACGGGCATACGCATACTAAGGCTCTCCGTTCCGGCATCACCGAAATCAAGGAGGCGCTGGAGTTAGTCAAAGAACAGAGAGAAGCCCTTCAATACATTAGAAACGAGTTGGGCGTACCAACCGATGACTATCCTATATCCGTGGTAAATGCATCACAGCGGGCATGGGAGGCGTTACAGGAGCCAGAACCATGAAGCGTAAGCCGTTGAGAACCCAAGGGGAACAAAATCTCAAACAGCTAATCTACTCGTTGATCGGCCCGTCGTACTGCCCTTTGTGCTTGAAGGAAATCCCCCAAGTAGACCCTTGCCCGTTTTTTCATGTCGAAGGATGTCTAAACGCTCCGCCACTATATATTGAACGGTGGGAAAAGGCGACAGGGCGTACCTGGCCCAAGGAACAAGGGGTACTGTAGTGATCAAACTAGCTAAGGCAATCATTCTACCACAAACGAAGGAAATCAGCCTCCATTTCCGATGTCTATCGGATGAGCTAACTGCCGAAGATACGCTGCTGCTGGATACAGTCGGACAGGCAATTGTCGGTATGAAGGATTGGAAGATTGTCATCGTCGAAGGTGATGGGAAAGATCCAGAGCTATTCGTCTCGTTCCCGGCGATGCTAGATGTCGAGATGGAAATCGTTGAAATCATAGGGGCGGATAAGGAATAGGAGGCTCCCGATGCTTAAATCTGTAAGCGATATCTCTACCGAAAGGAAGAAATGGACATTGGTTGAGATAGATGGAGGGGAGGGGAAGCTTAGGCTCTTGCGTTCTATACCGAGCGCCTCCGTTCGGGGTATATCGTGGCAGACGGTAGCAGAATTCCCTGTCTGGCGCTGTCCTCCATTGGCTTTTGAGAAGGTGGATACATCAAGCCTTTCACCGGAGATGCGTGGGGTATTGGGGTTGGCGATAGAGGAGGGGAATGATGCATCCATATCCTAAAATTCACAGTATCTTTAGGCGGGATAAAGGGGGGAAATTTACCAAGGAGTTTGCTTGTCCAGAATTTGAATATCTAAGGGATAATGAGTGGATGTGGACGGAGAAGGTAGATGGGACTAACGTTCGCGTAATGTGGCACTGCGTGGCGGGTGAGGTTAGGTTCGGGGGGAGAACGGATAGGGCGCAGATGCCTACGTTCCTTATTGCCCGGTTACAGGAACTATTTCCCCCGAAAAAGTTCGTGCGATATGATTATGATCTTTGCCTCTACGGCGAGGGATACGGTGCGGGGATTCAGAGGGGCGGGGGCAAATATAAGGCGGACGGGGTAGATTTCGTCCTCTTCGACGTAAAGGTCGGGGACTGGTGGCTTAGGCGGGAAGCTATTGAGGATATCGCTTCTTGGATTGGTATAATGGTAGTACCAATTATGGGCGAGGGAACCCTTAATGGTGCTTTAGATTGGGTTGAGGATGGCCTTGAATCAAGGTGGGGTGAATTTGAGGCCGAAGGATTGGTACTTAAGCCAAAGACGGAGCTTCGGGATAGGGCGGGACGGCGAATAATTACGAAGGTTAAGACGAAGGACTTCAAATGAAAGCGATTCCGGGCGACGAAGAGACTAGGGCGGCTGCGCTAGTTAATAATGCTAGGATATTTATTGGTCTTGATCTCTCCTTGAACCACTGGGGAATGGTGGGAATGAGTAGGGGCGGAACGGTCGAGTTCGTCGCCTTCATTTCCGAAAGAAAGAGGCCGGTTACGGTGCTTACCCAAATTAGAAGAAGAAAAGGATTTGCCTTTCCCATTACGACGATAGGGCACTACCCCAATAAACCGAAGGGGATGGCTTCGGAACAGTTTATCGCAGTTCGTAGGAGGGATATGCTTGGGTTGGTTCAAGCGGCGCAGGCAAGAGCACAAGTAACCGCGAGGACAGGAAGGGTTCTTTGGCAGGACGATAGCGAGAGGGTGCTGGCGATAGAGGGATACGCCTATAACGCAAGGTCCCGCTCGACTTACCAGATAGGGGAGCTGGGGGGAATGGTGAGGAATCTATTCTACGAGAGTGGGGCGGTGATTAAGGAATACGATCCGCAGACCGTGAAGATGTGGGGAACGGGAAGGGGGAATGCGATAAAGAAGGACATGAGGGGTGCGGCGGTAGGGAGATTCGTACTTCCCGACTACCTATTTGAGGAGAAGAAGGAGGACCTAATAGGTCCGGGGACGGATTTGGTTGACGCTTTCTTCCTTGCGGACATGGCGAGGCAGGAATTCCTTTATCGTTCGGGGGAGAGGAGCTTCGATTCCCTGAGTGAACATCAGAGGAGGGCATTTAATCGAGTAACGAAGAGCAATCCTGTTCCGCCGGTGGCAAGACCTTTGGTTCATAGGAGTGATGGTTGGAAAGGAGAAAAGGATGAGTAAGAAGAAGCTTAGGCTATTTTATGAAAAGGAAGATGGGACGTTGGACCTAGAGATATTCCGGGGAGGAAGATGGATAATGTTTACTGAGGATTATGTAGCTGAATGTGATTGGGAACCGGATGATGATGCCGGATGGGATAGTACTGGAAAATATAATCTTCGGTCCTTCCAATGGGCGAACAAGACGGTAGAGGAGACTGTAAGAACCCTCATCTCCGCCGGTCTCTGCAAGGTTCCCCGTTTACCGAAGAAAGTTAAGGAGGCCCTCGGACTGTGAAGCTGAAATCCCTCGATCTCCTTAATTTCCAGAGCCATGAGGATACCTCCCTTAAGTTCTGCGGTGGCGTGAACGTCATTATCGGCGCATCTGATTCCGGGAAATCGTCTATTTGCCGAGCGCTAAACTGGGTTAGGACGAATAGGCCGATGGGGGATTCGTTCATTACTAAGGGGAAAAAGGATACCAAAGTTACGGTGGAGGTTGGGGAGTATAGGATAGTAAGGGCAAAGAAGGCAGGGCAGGGAGGGACTTATACTGTCGCTGGAAAGGAGTTCAAGGCACTGCGGGGGAACGTGCCGGAGGAGGTTTCCGCACTACTTGGCAATAACGATATCCTCTATCAGCACCAGCTTGAGCCACACTACCTCGTAACCGATTCTGCGGGGAGGATGGCGGAAGCAGTGGGGAGGATAGTGGACCTTGAGAATCTTATGCGGGCGCGGAAGTGGACAGATTCCAGGGAACGCGAGGAGAGGAGGAATGTGGATGCGGCAAGGGAGGAGATCGGAGGGATTGACGAGCAGCTTAAGGCTGAGAGATTCGATAGGCTTGATGAGATTAGGGAGGCCGTCGATGCGTGGGGGGAGGATGAGGATTCCCATGAGAGGATAATGGTGGAGATGGATAGGCTTGCGGGATTGGTAGATTCCTTCTATGAAGTAGACGGGGCAATACGAAAGATGCCTTCCGAAAAGAAGATAGCCGGAATACGGAAATTGATGGGGGGAATTGAAAAGAGGCAGAGGCAGTGGGCTGCCGTCGATTCCGAAGCTAACGACCTATTGGGGTTAGTAAAGGCGGCAAAGGAATCCGAGGAGAGGCGGGGATTGCGGGGGAAGGTAGGCGAGGGGATATGGCGGACTGTAGAGCTTCAAAGTAGCGTTAGGGACTGGGGGATGCTTGCGGATAGGATAGGGGCGCTCGCCTCTCTAATAGGGCAGGTAGAGGAAATAGATATTGAGTACGGCGATCTCGCTGAGGGGATTCTCGAATGTACGGGGACGGCGAGGTCGTTGCGGTCGAGGTTGACTAATTGTCCAATGTGTGGTTCGGAGTTGACTGAGGATATGAAGAGGAAAGTATTAGATGGATAAGCCTTTGAGATTAGAAATGTCGGTTCTTGCTTATCCAGAGTACGGCCAACCATTTACTAAGATGTTGATATTTCGGGAAGCGGCAACCCCAGAGAATTTTGTGAGTCTTGCGGATTGGTGGGCTTCGGGTGGATACGTTGCCCCTTCGGAGACATGGATGCCAACTAAATTTTGGCGTCCGTGGTTTCTTCGGATATGTATAGATGCTGGATTGGTTGAAGTGGAGGCCACATTGGATTTGTCCGTTCGTGTATGGCTTAGGAATCAAGGGATAGAGGTATAATGAAACTAGCCCTTGTAGGTGATATGCATCTAACACTGACTCTCCCGAAGAGACGGAAGGACGATTACGTTCAGGCGATGCTGGGTAAGCTTGATGCGGTATTCAGAATCGCAGAGAAGTATAACTGTAACGGTATATTTCAGGCTGGGGATATGTTTCATTCTCCGAGGGAATCCCTTTACCTACTTGGACTTGTTATCGAGAAGATTTATGGCTGGCGTAGTCCGGGGGGAGAAGGATTTTCAAAATTCATTACAGTTTATGGACAGCACGATCTTTGGTTCCATTCATTGAAGAGCAAGGCTAAGACGCCGATTGCCTTACTTGAGAAGGTGGGGGTTCTGGATGTAGCGAATACGGATTCTCCTATTTTCGTTTCGCTTGGGAATGATATTCCGGGAGCTTGGGTTTATGGGGCAAGCTGGGGCGAGGAGATTCCGAAATCAGATCCGAAAGAGGGAAGAGTGGAAGTCCTTATCGTCCATGCCCCAATAATGATCCAGCAGCTCTATCCGGGGCATAAGTTCAGGAACCCCGACGAGTTCAAGGGGAAAGGATTTGACCTGGTTCTCTGTGGGGACTATCATTATCGCTTCGAGCGAAGGGTGGGGGATACCCTTGTAGTGAATCCGGGGGTAATGATGCGGCGAAGTATATCCGAGGCGGACGTAGAGCCCGCCGTAGCTATATATGATACCGAGACAAGGGAGGTCGAGTGGGTTCCGCTACCCGCTAAGCCGTTTGAGGAGGTATTCGACCTAAGCGATATGGCGGGGAAAGACGAGGAGCTTGATAAGGAGGAGCTTCTCGCGCTGATAGAGTCGCTGAAGGAGACGGGCGTGGGTAAGGCGGACCCAAAGGAGATAATTTTGGAACTATGTAAAGAGGCGAAGGCATCCGATAGGGTGAGGGAGATAATCGCTGAAGCGCTGGAGGCGGCTAATGTGTGATCTGTGTCGGGCGGTGGCGTCGCAGAGGTACGTAGGCTATGGGGATTTTATATTCATCCCGAAATGCCGGACGTGCGGGGAGCCTATGCTAGTCTACAACCACCATGTCGCGGAGCTTTCCGAAGGAATTTATAGGCAATTCAAAGCGATAATCTCCTCTTACTTCCCCAATATGAAACCGAGGGGAATAGGGATGCGGTCGCTGAAGGATCACTGGCATGAGTATCTTACGAGGCTTGACAAAGGAGCGTGAATGTGGTATACTATCAACATAATGAAACACGTTCCCCTCCACATAAAAGCCCAAGGTTTGGGAAAGAGCAATCTCCCCACGGCTTACTGTTTGCCGATTGTGGCCTTGGGCTTTCTTCTTACAGGTGTGTGATGCCGGTGGCCAAAAACGGAAAGAAAACATGCAGTAAGTGTGGTGAAGAATTTCCTGGAAGCGTTGATTATTTCTATCGAGACCGGGAGAGGCTTGATGGCTTGAGTCATCGTTGTAAAAAGTGTGATAGTGCTCGTTGCGCTTTGTGGCGAACAAAGTATCCAGAAAAGCATTGTGCTATTCAGAGGCGTTGGCGCAAGAAAAACCCGAAAAAAGCCCACGCTGTTGTTGTACGGGCTCGGCGGAAAAGTTGGGCTCTACATCCTTGGCGACTTCATCGACACCGACTGAGAATAAGTATTTCCCGTCGGGTGTCTAGGGCTCTTGTTACGGGCAAAGCTGGGCAGTCTTGGGAAAAGCTTGTTGGGTACAGTCTTGACGAGCTTCGCGCTCATCTACAAAGTTTATTCAAGCCTCAAATGACCTGGCAGAACTATGGGCAATGGGTCGTAGATCACGTCAGACCTATTGCAAGTTTTTCGTTCACCGGGTTAGACGATCCCGGATTTAAGGAATGTTGGGCGCTACACAACCTTCAGCCATTATGGGCAAGGGAGAACCTGCGTAAAAGCGCCACTTGGGATGGCCAAGGCGTGTTACCGTTTGCGTCAATTGATTTCGGGAGAGAGCTATGAAACTGCTAACAGAACGAGAAAAGGAAAGGAGAGGAAATCGTGAACGAAACATATTTCATGCTGGACCCACGGGAGTCTTGTAGTATTTGTCATCATGTTAGTCGGGTTTACTTGCGGACGCGGGCCGAGAGAGGTATATGCTGGTTGGTCGCAGTGAGGGAAACGAAGGGCGGCTTCCATATTTCGCAGCACGAGTTCGGCAATCATTATAATCCGGCTATACTCGCCGCAAAGGGCACGCTTGTTTTCCTTAACGCCTTGCTCTTGGCCGAGGAGCTTGATTACTCGAAGCTGCCCTTCGACATACGCGATTCCTTGCGCGATGTCGGGCTCAAGATACCGGTAAGTGCAGAGGAGGTGCGCCAAGGTAGATGATAAACCTCTTGACATTAAGGTCGCAATGTGGTACAATCGATATATGATAAAGATAGTCCCGTCGATGCACAAGCCCAAGGTTCAAGCCAGAGTAATCTTGCCTACGGCCCACTATCGCCGATCATGACCTTGGGCTTTCTTTTTGTAGGTGGGTTATGTCACAAGTAAACGATGGAAGAAAGACCTGCTCCAAATGTGGCAAGGAATTCCTAGCAACGGCCCAATATTTCCACCGGCGCAGAGCCAGCCATGACGGATTGAATCCGTCGTGCAAAGAATGTGTAAGCGTGTGGATGAAGGAATACTATTACCAACATCGCGAACAGCAATTGGCCGCGAACAAGCGGTGGCATGAAGAGCACCGTGAGGAAAGGCGGGCCTATAATAGACGTTGGCGTGAAGAGCACCGTGAGGAAGTGCGGGCCTGGACGAATCAATACCGGCAAAAGAATCCTGTGCAACGTGTCCGGCGGTCTGTAAGCCAGGGAATGAGGCAAGCGTTACAGGAAAGAAAAAATGGGCGGCATTGGGAATCACTGGTCGGCTACACGTTGGATGATTTGATAAAGCATCTTGAATCTCTTTTCTTGCCTGGTATGACGTGGGAAAATTATGGGGAATGGCATATTGATCATATCCGGCCAGTGTCATCTTTTTCGTTTGAATCCGTAGAGGACCCTGAGTTTAAGAAGTGCTTTGCGCTGTATAACCTTCAGCCTTTATGGGCAAAGGAGAATTGCCGCAAACATACCGATTGGGATGGACAAGTGACGTTATCATTCGCGGGAGCTCCCGTAAAAGGAGATGGGGGATGAGGATAGAGACGTTTTGGGATCGTAAGCTTACCGTTGATAGCTTTTCGGACGATAGGGAGACGGCGAGACATAAGGCGATAGAGGAGCTTGAGTTCTTAATGTCGTGTAAGGAATGCTCGATGGTTTTCTGCTATAGTAAGATAGATAAGGTAGTTTTGTCTCTCGATATACTTCGATTGAGGAATCTAATAGCCGATCTGAGGAGGGAACCCGATGAGTGAGGATGTAATTAAGATGCTGAACGAGGCGGAGGCTACGCTAAAGGCGAAGGAGAAGGAACTCACTTTACTACAGGGGAAGCGGGAGGGCGTGATGGCCCGGCTGAAGCAGGAGTTTGGGGTGGATACGGTTGACGAGGCCCATGATCTTCTTGAGCAGAGGTCGAATGAGGCTAGCGAACTAAGCGCGAAGATAGATGAAGAACGGAAGGGGCTTGAGGAGCTGATGGAGAAGATCAATGCCTAAAGATGGAGTAGAAAACGGAAGGATTAAGAAGGCGTTTCTAGGATTTGAGGATCATGGAATTCTTACCTGCTCCCTTCAAATTGAGGGAGAGCATTGGGAGCAGTCGTTTGGTAGCTATTGTACTGGGGCATCTATTAGCCGGGAGCCGACAAGCGTTCTTGGGTGGGAAATAATTAGGAGGATTCTGCTTACGCTTGATGTAGACGAATGGGGCAATCTTCCAGGTACTGTTCTCCGCCTGAAGAGGGAGAAGGGGCTAATCGTAGCGATAGGACATATCTTTAAGAACCAGTGGTTTAACCCGTCGATGGAACTAAAGCACCTTTTCGAGGAGTGAGGAGTAAGGTAGGATGCCTAGGCGGAGTAGGGCGAAACCAAAATTGAGCGGAGGAACCGATTCTTAGAGTAAAGGAGGTAGAGAGATGGGCGAAATACTAGAAGGCTTGGCGTGGGGGATTAAGTGGGGGCTTGTTATTGGTGTAATTCTGGCCCCTTTTTATATCCACGGTTTTATTCTAGAGGAAAGGGAGAATAGCAAGAAAAAGAAAGAGGAGGCTAAGATTCGGAAGTGGAAGCTGGAGCAAATCAAGAAAGAGGAGTAGAGATCATAATGCCTGAAGACGAAGAGTGGTTTGGTGATCCTGATACTCATTCAAGGAGAAGTAGAACGGTAGCGCTGATTACAGCAATGACAGAGGAGCGGTTTAGGGTTTTAGCGGAGACGTGGGAAGATGATTCTAAATATGAGCGCTGTTCTGAATGCGGCGGGGTTTTTTGTAATGATAAGATAGAACTCCGGGGAGTAATGGGGCGAGAACCAGAACAGTGCTTTATTTGTGATGAATGTGGAAAGGAGATTGCGTTGCGGAGTAGGGAATATCCGGAAAAGGACATCAGAGAGCTAATGATAGAGATAAGGCGAATACGGGGATGGAGATAGCTATGCTAACGCTTGAGGAGGCTAAGTCCTTCGTAGTTAATACCGAAGCCGAGAGGAAAGTCCTAGAGAACCGTAGGGACCAGCTTGAAAGGCAGAGGGATACGGCGGAGGGGGAGGAGGGGAGCTTTCACGAGGCAAGGCTTATTATCGCATCGGCGGCGATTAGGTCGCAGGAGTCCGTCTGCGGATTTATCGAGGAGATAGTATCCCTCGCGCTCCAGGCGGTGTTCGGGCGGGGATATGGGTTCAGGCTTGACTATAGGATTCAGAGGAATAAGGCGGAGGCGACGCCGATCCTCATTAGGGACGGAAGGGAGTTAGGGTTAAAGGACGAGGTAGGCGGGGGCATAGTGGACGTAGTGTCCTTTGCCATGCGTGTGGCCTTCTGGAGCCTTGAGAACCCGACGTTGAAGACCCTGGTTCTTGATGAGCCGTTTAAGTTCGTGTCGAAGGATAGGACCGCGGAGATTTCTGAGATGGTTCGGGCGATGAGCGAGAAACTGGGGATACAGTTTATTATCGTTTCGCATGATGCTGGATTGATAGGAGCGGCGGATAGGACGTGGGAGGTAACTCAAAGGCACGGAATTTCTCAAATAGAGAAGGAGGAGTCATGAGCGAGAACTTCAGTGATGGGGTCAAGGCGGTGTTGGGACGGGCAGAACACTTCATAGACCCCTCGAAGAACACAGATGCCCCCAATCTGAATTATTTAACCCCCGATTGTCTAGCACATGCCACACTTCTTGTTTCCGGCATCGCCGAGATCAAGGCGGCGCTCGCCGTCCCGGAAGAGCTAACTGTTCAGAACATCGTCAAAACATGGCTCGTTGCACATGGCTACAGTGCACTGTGCGGCGAGGAATGCGGATGCTCGACTGATGATCTCTTCGCTTGTGGCGGGGACGGTTTCGCCGTCCTAGAGTGCCGACCCGGTTACTGGCGGCGGCTTACTGACGAAGAGCGCCATGAGGCCGAGATACCGTCCGGAAGTTTCGGGGCATCAATGGTGAAGGAGGCCCCCGATGCCTGAAGCCATGCTAACGAAACCATCAAGCCCAGCGGAAGATTATGAGCCGCCTTTAGACGTTGGCATCGCCAAGTATGTTAAAGTTCTCAGAAACGCGGGCATCGAGACCTACGAGTCGTGTCAGGGAGGCCGGGGTCATAGCTATCCTGAGCCGGCAGTGCGCTTTCACGGGGAGCATTCTGAGGGATTTAGGGCACTTGCGGTTGCGCTTCAGGCGCAATTGCCTGTGTCTATGTTGAGTCGTTTTTGGTCTATTCAGGATGGTGAGCCAGTAGGCCCATCTTGGCAATTAACTTTCTGGAAACGAAGCGATGTTTAACTATCTGCTTTTTCAAGTGTATCTGTGGGCGGAATGGGAATATGCTTGTGCGCTTCAAGACAGGCGAAGTGCACGTTGTCTGCGGGCGTAGATTGAGGAAGCGCAAAGCGGAGGTGCTAGATGGCTGAACAAGCCTTAGAACGTCCAACACCGTGGGCGGGAAGAGCCAGGGAGATGGAAGCGGAGAACAACGGTGGATGGTCTGATTACGCTGCTTGGGAAGAGTGGATTGATAGTGAAATAAATAAGCCCTGTTGCTTCGGCGGTGGGCCGGATTGTACGTGCCACGGCTGCACTGCGGCGAGGACATGGAACAATATATGTGTACACGCAAAGACAACAGTCTATGCCCTTATGGTGGATGCCGTTGATTACGCGCTGGCGCACAGAAAGGAGGCTCCCGATGCCTAAACCCATGAGCAGAGAGATCCTAGAGCAGTTCGAGTCGTATTTTGAGGATATGAAGCGGTGTGGCATAACCCAAGCATGTATTACACCAGAAACTGCCTTGGCTTTTGTTGACGAGATTAAGCGGCTAGGGACCAGGATCAAGCAACTGGAGCAAAAGGAGAAATAGTGAAGCCTAGAGTGATCGTAGATCTCGACGGGGTTCTCGCAAGCTGGAAGGATGGCTGGCAGGGAAGCCTAATTATAGGCGATCCGACGCCCGGAGCCAGAGATTTCCTCCGTAGGCTAAGGGCACAGGGATGGGAGATAGTCATCTTTACATGCCGATGCTATATGCTGGAGGACCCGACGCGGAAGGCGGATGACGTTATAGAGAAGATTAAGGAATGGCTTGATACGCACGGGATGGTCTACGATTCGCTACATACCCTTCCCTGTAAGCCCCTTGGCTTCGCGTATATAGATGATCGGGCGGTATTCTGTAATCCAGACGGGGCGGGTAGGCAGACAACGTGGGATGGGATATTTAGGGAAGTCAAGCGCCTTGCCGACTTAGGATGGAAGGAGGATCTAGAGGTCGGGGATGGGAAAGGGGGAAAGGATAGGTGAGGGATCCGAAGGAAGTCCGCAAGGAATACAGACGGGAACTTGAGGCATCTATTAAAAGGGACAACGAGAGGATAGAGCTTCCCTGCCTTCTATGCGGTAGGATATTCATGACTACGAGGTCTAGGAGATTCTGTGCCAAATGCACCGAACGAAGAGGGAGATGGCGGGACCAGGATCTTAAGCAGAGATATTCTGTTCCGTCGAAGGGGGCGTCGCTTATGGGGGATTCGCTGTGGAGTGGGGGTGAATAGGTATGAAACATAGAAGGCCGTATCTTAGGATTATCCAGCGGGGGCTTTCCCTACAGATAGAGGTAAGGGGGGATAGGGGGGGATGGGAATTCCTTTCGGTGCTCGTATGGCGGCGCGAGAGGTGGTGGCTTACCGAAACAAATGGGGAAAAGCTTCGGAATATACCAAATTCCGCCGCTATCACCTTGACGAAAATTGTGAGACAGGCGCAGGATCGAGACGAGTTAGTATTTACGTTTCCGTTCAGTCCCTGGGCGGTGCAATGGCTGAAGAGACGCAAGATATACCCTAAACGCGAGGGGAAAAAGGAGAAGCATCGAGGCCCCCGCATGCGGAGTGGGTGAAAATTAGGAAATAATAGAAACAGATCAGCAAGATTTCGGGTATAATATAGTAGAGGGGAACCCGTATGAGAGAGGCAGGAGGCGAGATGGAGGCGCGGTCATCCCAAAACGTTGAGATCGTTAGTTCTAGCTATAAGGAGACATATATGAGAAGGCTTTTTGTAATATTGGCGCTAGTTGCGGCCCTATGCCTCGGCGGATTTACCTTTGCCGATGTCGAGCCTGTAGTTGAGGAGTCGTCCGCCCTATTTACCGTAGGGCCGGTGGACGTCCTATCCCTCGATCCATCCTATGGGATGCTTCTAGTCGTTGGTGCTGACGAGGATTCGGCGGTAGGCGAGGACGACGTTGCTCAGATGGTGACGATTTCCTTGGCGGAATACTCTTTCGATATTCCGACGAATATTGCTACGTTTAACGTCGCTCTCGGCGTGGATGTAGGAATCGAGATAAACGACGGGGTATCGCTCGATTCGGCTTTGGGTGGGGCGCTAACTGTCGGCGGACTAGAAGAAGTGATTGCTAAGGGAGTTGAGTATGTCCCGTGGCTAGGTAAACGGGTATCTCCGTTTATTATGCTGCTTGACGGACGAATCGGCTACGGAGGGCTCTATGCCATCGGGGAAGGCGAGTTCAGGCACGGCGTTTACGTTGGTGTGATCTCGTTTACCTTGGACTTCTAGGGGGATATGTGGTGCCCTCCCTGCGCGAGTGGGGAGGGCATCTATAAGGAGAGGAGACGTAATGGGGATCATAGAAATATTCGGAGATGGCCCGGAGATAATCGTGGCGTTCATTGTCGTAGGGTTCATCTTGTTGGCTCTATTCTCCATCGGTACGGATCAGAGGCCGAAGGAGAGTCGGTGGGCGGAGGAAGAATGAGTAAGCCAGAGTTTAGCTCCGATGTAGAGTTGGTTTTGGCCCTTGCAAGGAAAAGATCACCCCGTATTGGATCTAAACGTAGGCAATACGAATCCGGTCTTGTTAGGATTAAAGTAGCATTACGGGCATTAGCATTTGATCAGTGCCTTACGGACCAGGAGCGAATTGGGGCTCTTTACGGAGAGGAAAGAAGGAATAAAGGAGATTAGGTGTGGGAGCTGGGAATAAAGCCGATATAACGGCAGGAGGATGTAGGATGTCGCTAGGACTGAAGAGAATTCTGAGATCGTCGAAGTGGAACGCGGTGATAATAACGCTTGTAGTTGCCGGGATCGCGGCGGTATTCGAGAAGGTGGAGATAGACCAGGTGATTAGGCTTGCCGAGATTCTCGTCGGCCTGGGAATCTTCGGGACCGCATTTGAGGATGGGCTTGAGAAGGCGAAGGGGACGTTCAAAGGATATTCGGGAACGGATAAATGAGAAAATTAAGAAAACTAATGGACCCGTCCGTAACTCTCTCCTCCAGCGAGCGCGAAGGGGATATTCCTCCCCTAAAGAAACTAATCGCGCAGCGTAGGGATGCCGGGGACCCTCCTCCCCCCGCTGTCCCGGAAACCTGCGGGCGGGTCCGATCCCTGTATACATGAGGAAACTAGGATGAAAAATACGGCGGGGTCCGCCGGAATTCAAGCCTGTGGAGAAGGGGAGGCAATGCCCCTCTGTGAAGCAGGAACCTTAGCGCAAGGGGGAAGGGAGGTTAGTAAGAAATTGGTCTCTTTCCCACGCGCGCGAGGAGACCAGGCTTACGCTCGGCAGGAAGTTCTATCCTTTTCCCCACGCGCGCGAGGAGACCAGGAGAAGCTTCCGGCCCCGCCTTAGACTGGGCCCTATTTCCCATGCGCGCGAGGAGACTAGAGGGTTCTAGGAATGAAAAATGAGAATCTCTAAATCCTATAAGACGGAACTTAGGCCGACTGAAGCCCAGGCTAAACGTTTCTCGCAGTGGGCGGAGGCGGTCAATCTCGTCTATAATCTTGCGCTCCGGGCAAGGAAGGATGCGTGGGAGAAGGAGAAGAAGACTCTCGGATGGTACGAGCAAAGCAAACAACTTACCCAGTTTAAGAGGATCGGGAAGTTTGCCACGCTTAGAGATGTTCCGTCAAGCACCCTTGAATTTCCTCTTCGTAAGGTGGATTTAGCCTACCGAAACTTCTTTCGTCGAATCAAAAGAGGGGAGAAGCCGGGCTTTCCGAAGATGAAGCCGGAAAAGGGATATAGGAACTCATTTAAGCTGAGAAGCACTATTCACGTTGACGAGGATGCAATCAAGCTTCCGAAGGTAGGATGGGTTCGGTTAAAGGAGAAGGGATACCTGCCGACCGAAGGGATTAAGATTCTTTCAGCTACGGTATCCGAAAAGGTAGGGAGGTGGTTCGTAAGCCTCAACTTCGAGCAGGAGATTGAAATTGAAAAGGCGGAAGGGCCGCCGATTGGAATCGACTTAGGTATAACCTCCCTTGCGGTGGTGTCGGACGGTAGGAGATTCGAGAACCCGAAGGCGCTGAAGAGAAGCCAAAAAAGACTGGTACGATTCCAAAAGGAATGGAGCAGGCGGAAACCGGGGAGCAAGAATAGGGAGAAGACAAGGCAGAAGATAGAAAAGCTCCATTATAGGATTGCCAATCTCCGTAAGGACGTTTTGCATAAGGCGACGAGCGAGATAACGGGAAAGAGGCTGTCGCCGGAGGAAAGGCCAAGAACGATAGGGATGGAGACGTTAAACGTCAAGGGGATGGTAAAGAATAGGCATCTAGCTAGGGCGATCTCCGATGTAGGTATGGCCGAGTTTAGGCGGCAGATGGAGTATAAGGCGGAATGGCGCGGTGAGGAGATTATCCTTGCCGATAGATTCTTCCCGTCGTCGAAGAAATGCTCCGCCTGCGGATGGGTAAATAGGGAACTGAAGCTAGGCGATAGGAAATGGACTTGTGTTGAATGCGGCGTAGAGCACGATAGGGACTTGAACGCCGCGATGAATCTAAGGGATATAGCTACCGCTGGGTCGGCGGAATGTAACGCCTCTGGAGGCGAGGAAGTATCTTCGTCCATGAAGGAGGAATTTCAATATGTTTGAAAAGACCAGGAACTGGAAGAAAGCCGTCCTAAACTTGGTGAAGCTTGTTATTCTCTGGTTACTAGGCCGTACCCGGAAGCAGAGGAAGAGACAGGTAGAGAAGGCGCTAATGGCGGCGAAGAAGAGGGCAAAATCTTATGAGAAGGCGATTGTTATGGGCGATGCTCGTCGTATGTCTAATGATCTTGATAATCTTCTTAGGCGGCTGCGAAGAGGCCGATAGGTACGATGGGACGGGGCCGTATACCCTGAAGGCGGGGACGATGGTGAGGGAGCCGGAGGACGGGGGATACGGCGATGTATGGACGCTTGAGGGGGACGCGGTATTGGTTCCGAAGCATATCTACCTAGAGATTTTGGAGGCCCTCGATATCGAGGCTTACAAAGAGGGCGGGACGGGAATCGTTATTGATATTCAGTGAGGAGAAGGTTAATGGAGCCGAAGATTCCTGAACCTGACGTACATAGCAACGGGGAAAAGGCCAAACTTGATAGGCTTGATCAGTGGCATACATGCGCGTGGTGTCGCGGGTTAGGGTGGCAAGGAACTGACCCAATTCGGTGTTTACCGAATGATCGCGAAGAATGTGAGGTCTGCGGTGGTAGGGGAAAAGTTAGTCAGATGCGTATTGAGGAATTTGTTAAGGAACATCCATTAACTGTTATTTTTTTCAAAGATTATCTATCGCCTGATGTGCAATATGGGGAACCCGTAGATGCATATTTACGTAGCACACTAAGCAAACGGGATGCGGAAGAAGGAACATGAGTAGGATAAAGATGTCGGTAAGGGAACGGAAAGCGCGGGACCTCTACTTTGACGAGTTTGTGCGTCGGCTAGGGGAGAGGATGGACGTAGGCGAGGGGGACGGGTACTACGAGAATAGGCTCTCAGACTTTACGACGTGGTTTGGGGAACTGAGGGCGCAGGCGGCGGAGGATGTGCTGGAGAGCCATCCAGAGACATTCAGGAATCCCGACGAGGATATGTGCGAACCCGATTGGGAATAGGGAGGAGATAAAGATGTTAGCATTAAACTTTGGGATCGCTGTTGGCCTATATGTAATATGGTTTGTAGGTGTTTTGCTTGCTGTCGGGATATTTGGTGGGTTTTGGGATATTGCGGAGTCAGGGGTAATTAAAGGCATTATTGCGCTATTACTAATTGAGGGCGGTGCTATGGGGCTGCACCAATATAGCCTAATGGAATCATCATGGCCTTTTGGGGTTTGGCCTAGAATAGCGGCGGGGGCCGCCGGCTTCGTTTTGGTACATGGAATTTTAGGGCTGCTTTTTTGGCTAGTTGATAGGGAATAGAGTAACGGAAGATGTAGGGAGACGAGGATGATAGGTAGTAGGGAACAGACATATTTCCATTTGAAAACGATTAGGGACTCTTTAGAGGCATTCCTCGCCGATTTTGCGTCTGAGGAGAACGAATCCCTTCAGGGCCGGGAAAGGGTCCGGCTTGAGATCATTCATAATCTACTGAATAGGACAATACAGGAGCTTAGGGAGAAGAAGGAGGAGACAAAATAACAGCCGCATATTCTAAAGAGAAGTATCCTCCTGTACTGTCTGGGGCTAAAGCCTTTCTTCTTTACGATACTTGCGGGCTGCCAATAGAGTATATCCAGGAAGAGGCGGCAAGGCGGGGTATAAACGTAGACATAGTGGAATTTGAACGGCTGCTTGAATTGCAACGGGAGCGTTCTCGTAAAGCAAGCAAATTTGGCGGGGATATCTTTAAGGGGGAGAAGAAGGAGGAGAATAAATGAAACCGGAGCCACGGGTTGTAAAGAAAATCAAAGTTGATGGTATAGACCTAACAAAGGAACCTTCAGCGGGGTTTAGAGTTCTGTGCCCTGGATGCGGGGAGCCCCAAAGCCAACTATGGGAACGCCATACCCCCGGATGCCCGGAGGCTCCGGCGGACTTCGTAGTTAAGTGGGAACAGGCGACCGGGAAGCAATGGCCGGAGAGAATGGCTGAGAAGGGAGGGGACCGACGTGAATAATGTGAAACTATTGGCTGTAAAAACCCCCGTAATATATCTAAAAAGGCGGTTTTGGCTTCTATCATATAGGTAGGAATTCTGCAATCTGTAAATGGCCGAGAAACGACTTATAGTTCGCTTTTAGGCCGGAAAGGATTAGTATTCTGGCTTTGCACGAAGAGGCATAAATAATTTGGTTTTGGCTGAGAAGACGAGAATGATTTGTTTCTAGCTGGAAAGGTAGGAATAATCTGCTTTTAGGCCGGGAACTAGAACCGTTTTGTTTTCAGGGAGGGAAGCAAGAATAATTTGTATTTAGTTAGAAAAACGAAACCGATCTGCTTTTGGGCTAAAAAATAGGAAGGATATACTTTTTGGTTAGAAACGAGGAATATATTGCTTTCGGGCTCAAAAGCAAAAGTGATCTGCTTTTAGGCCGGGGACTAAGAGTATTCTCCTTTTGGACGGAGGATTAGAACTGATCTGCTTTTTGTCAAGAAGCCAGAAGCGATCTGTTTTTGAGGCAAAAGGGAAAAGTAAAATGTTTTTGAGGCAAAAGGGAAAAGTAAAATGTTTTTGAGGCAAAAGGGAAAAGTAAAATGTTTTTGGCCAGAAAAGTAGAATTGATCTGTTTTTAGGTAAAGTGGCAAAAATGATTTATTTTGGGCCGAAAAGAGGAAACTATTCGTTTTTGGGTAAGAAGGTAAAAATGATCCACTTTTGGGTAGGAAACGGAAAATGATCCGCCTTTTGAGGGAAAGACGAAACCGATCCACTTTTGGGCTGGAGAACAAAAGCGATCTATTTTTAAGGAAGAAACCAAAAACGATATATTCCTTTGTGAGCTATTTCGATAAACCGCTCTAACGGTAGCGTAAGGGGGGTTTTTGGGATGAAAAGTATCAAGTTTTAGGAGAGGGGCATGATAACGCTCCATCTCGGCGACTGCCTGGAAGTATTAGGGACGCTGGAGGAGAATAGCGTGGATACGGTGATTACCGATCCCCCGTATGAACTTGGCTTCATGGGGAAGAAATGGGATGGTACGGGAGTCTCCTTCCAGAAAGAGACGTGGAAGGCGGTGCTTAGGGTAGCGAAACCGGGGGCGACGATGCTGTGCTTTGGGGGAACGAGGACATGGCATCGGCTGGCTTGTGCGGCAGAGGACGCGGGATGGCAAATAAGGGATACATGCATGTTTTTGTACGGATCTGGATTTCCAAAATCTTTATCAATATCGAAGCAACTGGATAAGCAGGAGCGGGATAAGTGGTTGAAAGTAGAGAAGGCAACTTACGATATCAACAAACATACTGTAATGGTAGCATGGAAAGAGAACTCAAGAACTGCGAAGTCTGCGGGGCTACTATTCGCAAAGAATGGAATCGGAACTGGAATGAATACGCCAAAAAGCGATTTTGTTCTAGGAAATGCAATGCTATCAATCAATCCCAAAAAATCAAGTGTAAATGCGATCATTGCGGAACTATCTTTGAACGTTCCCCATCACATCTACGACAAAAGAAATGGGTATTCTGTTCCAGAGAATGTAGACATAAGCACCTATCGGTCGAAGCCATCTGCGGAATTTGTGGTAAGCAAGCAACCGTGCCTAGAAGTAGGGCCAGCGGAAAGTATTATTGTTCCCGTCAATGTATGGGGTTGGCAAAGCGGAAATACAATGGGCAATCTCAAGGCCGTCGAAGCCCTGAGGATTTGGCTTGGAAGCAAAAAGTCCTCAAGGACGCAAACTATAAATGTGCTATGTGCGGCATTGACCGACGACTTGAAGCACATCATATTAAGTCAATCAAAGACTTTCCAAACCTTCGACACGATCCAACAAATGGAATGTGTGTCTGCCATGAATGTCATTATTACGGAATCCACGGCGGAGCACCTAATTTCATTCATGGTCGATATGCTAAGAAGTAAAGCTATTGATAAGGCGAAAGGAGCGAAAAGGAAAGTGGTAGGTAAATCCCGCTCAATAGATTGTATCGAGCGTGGGTATACCAAAGAGTACAGTACGAAGGCGGAAAATAGTGGTTACGGAACATCTCGCCAATTTGGGCTTGGCCTCCCCATCACCGCCCCCGCGACCGATCTCGCCAAGCAATGGAATGGATGGGGTAGTTCCCTTAAGCCCGCATGGGAACCTATACTTGTATGCATGAAACCATTAGACGGGACATACGCGGAAAATGCAGAAAAGCATGGTGTGGCTGGATTGAATATCGATGGGGGAAGGATAGAGATACAAGGTAATCCATATAAGCAGGGGTTTAGAAAGGGAATCTATGTTGATAATTACGAAGCGACCTCTTGGAGGCTACGGAAGAATGGAATCCCGCATACAAAGCTCCCGCACACTCAAGGCCGCTGGCCCGCGAATCTGATACTCTCCCATTCCCTCGAATGCCGCCAAGTCGGGGAACAATGGGAATGTGCTGAGGGCTGCCCGGTGAGGATGCTAGACGAGCAGAGCGGGGAGCTGGATGGAAGAGGGAATAAGGGGCCTAGTATATCAAGGGCGGATGTATATGGATTCACTTTTGTTCATAGCTGCGGAGGGGAATTCTCTCGTGGCGATTCGGGCGGAGCATCTCGATTCTTCTACTGTGCGAAGGCGTCGAGGAAGGAACGGAATATGGGGCTTAACAGCATACATACGATAAAGTATAATGTAGGCAAGTCAACTTTAGGGGGCTTGTTATGCAAAGACGTAAGTATGGTACTGGTAGCATTTCTCGAAAAGGCTACATCAGGATCAATGGTCAGATGGCTCATCGACGAGTCTGGCGAAAGCATCATGGGCCTGTGCCCGTCGGATTCTTTATCCACCACATTGATGGGGATAAGCAAAATAACCGAATCGAAAATCTCAGACTTATTGATGCCCTTACTCACAAAAGACTGCATACCGGATGTGAATTGCGGAACGGGGAATGGTGGAAGCCCTGCCGCAAGTGTGGAGAGTTCAAGCAAGTCTCAACGGACTATTATAAGCGAAAGCCAAGCGGGATTAGTCCGTGGTGTAAAAGCTGTTGCGTTGCCAATGCTGTCTATAATAAGCGACGCCGCAAACTGGAAGCCGCTAACCAATACACATAGTACAGTAAAGCCTCTTGCCCTCCTAGATTACCTCTGTAAGCTGACTAAGACGCCTACGGGGGGAATCGTTCTCGACCCGTTTATGGGTAGCGGGACTACGGGGATAGCGGCGATCAGGATGGGTAGGAAATTCATAGGTATCGAGAAGGATAAGGAGTCGTTTGAGATAGCGAAGATGAGGATAGAGGCGGCGAAACCGGAGGCGGAGGCGATTAGGTTGGGGATAAAGCCGGAGAATCACCTGCCGGGGATTAAGCCGCTGTTCTGAGGAAAACGAAGGATGATTAAGGAATTCGAGGACGGAAGGGTGCAGATAGAGTTAGATACCGATAGGGATCCCTTCGGGTGGATATCGTGGAAGGGCACTGATGTATGTATGACTATCAAGTGTACTAAGTGCGGGTTCACGGGGCATGTGGATGCAGAGGGGGCCTATTTCGTCCGTTGCGCCGTATGTGGCCAGATGTATAGGGTACTTGGCTTCGTTATCCTTCAGGCCGTAGATACCCTACCGGAATGGATGGGGGAGGATGGGGAACGGATAGCGGATTCTGGTATCGAAAAGGAGGAAATAGAGGAAGCAAAGCAAGACTATGAGAGGTGAGGTGATGAGGAGAAGGTTTGCACTATATGTTATTATGGTACTCTTACTGGCATTGGGGGCGTGTGCAGAGAAGCGGGAAGAGAAAATTGACGGAATATATAAGGGTTCAGTCTTTGTCGCCGGATATATGATGAACTACTTGAGTTCACAACCCGCACGATGCCATGTACTGGTTTTAATCGACGGTATAGAGAAAGTCTATACGTTTTCCTACCAGTCGGCAGAGGTAGCATGGTTGAAGCTTAAGAACTGCCCCAATGGGACGCCTGTAACCGTGATCATGGTAGGCGATAAATTTCGCGGACTAGAATGGAGTAGAGGTGATTATTACGACGGTAAACGGTAAGTTTCGCATTAGGAATAGAGGAAGGAAGAAGGATGAAGGAAATAGGTAGGATAGAGATCTGTAGTATATCTAAGGGGGATGTAAGTAGGAAGTGTGAATGGATGGATAGGGGGGACTATAACAAACAAGATTATGTTAGATGTCTCAATCCCGCCGTCCGTGAGATTAGTACGGTACATATAAGCGATAGCGAGCAGGGAAAGGAACGTCCGGGCGGCGTATTTCGTATCGCCGTCTGCATGGAACATACGGAAGATGCGGTTATTGGCGGGCTTAACGCCCTACGTGGATGTTATCTACTACTGTCGGATGAGAAGGAGGAAGAGAAATGAACGGGATGGATAGGAGTATGATAATGGAGACGTATAAGTTTGGTAGGACCCCTATCGAGATATGGAGGCATTGTGATACGGGGGAGGAGATCCGGCTAGAGCCAAAGAGGGATAAGATTGACTACTGGGGGATGAGTTTCGCCGCGGAGGTGAAGTATTGGGAGGCGAAGGAGGAGGAGTATAGCCTAATCGGGCTAGGGACGAGCCAAAGACTGGCTATCGAGGACCTACGGAGAAAGATAGAGAAGGAGAACGCCGCTTAGGAACGTAGAGAGAGGAGGACGGGGGAATGAAGACAAACATCCTATGCAAGGAGATTAGGCAGGTGGCCACGGGATTCATCGTAGAGGCGCAATGGCCTACTGGAGGGGAGCCGGGCGGATACGGAGAGGTGATCTGTAAGGATATGGAGGAGGTTATCCGCGTACTGAAGGACTGCCAATGTGTAGATGTAGATGAGGAAATCGTGAACGAAGAACCTGAAGAACGAACAACTAGCGAACTCCTACGTAAATTGGAAACCACGATGTTATTGTGGAGGGGGCCGTATGATCATAGGGATTTCGAGGAAGTGATACGTAGGATTGTAGCGCTCTTGCGGCGGCTATATGATAAGAGATGCTGTGTAAAGGCTGCGGAACGGAGATGAAGGAGAGGGAACCGAACATTGGGGCGGGAATCCTAGGGAGCCTATTGGAGATATTCGATTGTCCCAAATGCAGTATGGGATACGCCGGTGGTGCGTGGTGCTATAGCGATAAGAGGGAAGAGGAGATAAGAAGGGAACTGGAACGGAACAATGAGGATACAAAAGAATGAATACGCTACCTAACATTCCCAAGCTACCCCACATTACACTATAGTGCAATACATAGTAGCTCTATAGCATAGAATACGAAAAGGAATATCATGGCAAAGAAGAAGAAACCAAATAGAACACCAAAACCGTCCCCGTCAAAGGCACTGGCGAAAGGAGGAAAGACAGGGAAAGGAACATGGAAGAAATTGGATAAGGAAAGCGGGGAAAGAGGTATAGAGTTCCCTACGGCTAATAGGGCGGAAACCCCTAGTATACTTGGGTTTGAGGTGCCAAGGGAAAGGGCGCAGAGCTATTCAAGACAGAAAGGGGATATGGTAGAGGAGATGCTTAGGAAAGGAGCACCGGATATAGTAGCAGCAGCTTCGGTAGGATGGACTATGGATACTGTATTCGCACATATGAAGGCCCGCCCTGACTTCCGCCTGCGTCTCAAGAAAGCCGTGATCGACTCAATCATGGAGATGGTAGGGAATATCAGGCGCGCAGCGGGGGAAACGAGGGCATGGACTGCCGGGGGCTGGTGGTTGGAGCGGTCTCTCCCGGAACTGTTCTCTCTACGCCGTGAGGCGCATGTGAAACATGAGCACGTGGTCAAGGTAGTCTCCAATCTCCCTAGACCCTCCAGGGCGCAGCAGGATGCCCTACAGGCGAAGATAGTGGATGCGGAGTACGAAGTTAAGGATAAGGGCCGTATAGAGGATTCTAGGCTCCCTACGGAGGATACCGGCGAGAACCTCGATGCATTAGTGTACAAAAATGTACATAAAGAGGGAGAGACATCTGACGATACAACGCCCGACGCGACAATGTCCAAAAATGTACATAGGGGGAAGGCCAAGGTAAGGGAGGGGGTAGGGCCTGCGGATGATTGGCCATGAGGGGGGAATAGAGGCGATGAAGCGAGGGAGCCTATCCATCTGTCCCCGATGCGGTACTAGAATGAATCGGAAGTCCCGTTTTATTCCCCTAATGGCGGGGGAGGGGAGGCTGGAACTAGGGATACAGGTGTATATTACTGCACGGAACAGCATAGAGAGAGGATGGAATGGGCGTTAAGGGAGGAAATGAGAGGACGAATATAGGGATGATCCGGGGGGTGTACCAGGACTCCTTGGGAATCCTTTTCCCCCCAGTCCCAAACTCCACTAAGGTATTGATACATAAGGACTTATAATTTTAGTAAAAGGTTAGTAAATGACTACTATATTGCTTAGTACGGAGAGGTTCATTCGGGGGATAAAAAGGGTAGAGAGGACGATAGAGAAACAGAGGCGGCTGGGAAGGATGGATATGGGCCATAGGAAGCATAGGAGACATGGAATAGGGACGACGAGGGGAACCGAAGGGATGTATAAGACCGATAGACCCCCCCTCCCTTTGGGGAAAAAACAAAATAGGGAGTATATGGGGCTAGGGTACGCCAGTAACAAATCCTGGCCGATTCTAGACGTTTTTAGTATCACTATTGAACCTAAGTAAGGAGGGGGGTTATGGACAAAGACTATCGTACCCCCGGCTGGCCCGATATCGTTATCGAGGCCGGTAAGATAACGCAGGTAGTTAGGGGGGGCTATGTTCATCAAACGTTCCATGATTGTACGATTCGCATAAGAGGAACTTGGCTTCGGAGCATGAAACAAGAGGTAGCTAGAGGTAGAGGGTAGAAATAGCGGATAGTTCAAAATTGGACATGGGGGATAGATGGAATGGTAAAGTTCATTTTTAGTCCGGGGGCTGACGACTACGGGAACATTCAAGCGTTAGAGGGCTGGCTTCAGAACGCAGGGATCGTCTTCGGGAAGGAGTCCGTGTATTTCTACGGCGAGGGGGCTAGGGTAACGCTGACAGTGGATTCCACCGGGGCACAGGAATCGACAGCGGTAGATATCGCAAAGCGGCTGAATGTATCCGATTGCCGTACAGAGAAGGATTAGTATTCTTAGTTTAGTTACGGATGAATCCTTATGCGCATATATAGGAATACGGATACCCGGAAATCGAGGAGAAAGAGGTCCCGTGGGCGGGGGTTCCATCCATCTAGGTGCGCAAGGCCGAAGAGGCGCGGGAGTAGGGGGGTGAAGAGATGACGGCGCGGGGGCATGTTCGGGGCTGGCCGTGCGAATACAGGGGGGATAGGTGGGTATATACGGATAATGGGCAGCCGATTGATGGGCGTCGAGCATGTTCCCGGTGTGGTAGGAGGCCGACTGAGGAGGGGTATGATGCCTGTTTAGGGTTCATTCCGAGAGCTGTATCGGCCTGTTGCGGACATGGCGTCGAGAAGGGGTATACGATTAAGAAGGAGGCGAAAAGATGACAGGTGAATCCGCCGAAATCCATGCGCTTACTGAGGAGGTCCATGGGGCAAAAGGTGCGGAGTTTACATCTAGGGGGAGGCCGACCGCGGAAGCGTCTGCGGAACTATTCGCCGCGATGGAGAGGGAAGGCCGGGAGCAAAGGGTGGAGACAGAGAAATGGAATCCCGGATTGGGGGCCGAAGCGGAGGAAGAGATATTTAGGGAGGATGCGATTCGGAGGGTGGAAGCGGGGAAGGCGGAACGGCGGACGAAAAGGAGACAGAGGGAAATTGGCCGGAAACTCAAGGGCATAGCGAACGAGTTTGCAGAAGCAATTAACAGGGAGCGGAAACTTGGCTACCCTGTAGTCTATACATTCAAGGGAAGGCTACTTGCGGATGCCAAGAGGGAGTGTAAGGAGCTTCTGGAGGAGCAAAGGGAGATAGAGGGTGCTAGCAGACTTTATTGAGGAGGAATACATTATTTATGATGAGACTAAGACATTTGCAGGGGCCTATAGGCGATTAGGGGACGCTCTTCGGGAGTTCGGGGGGCTAATTTATCGGCATAACCTAAAGTGGCTAGAGCGTCCGGTTGCTTGGCTGAACCGGAAACTCGAAAGGATCATGAGATGAAGAATCTTTGGTTCCCTATACTGAACGTCGTAGGTGGCTTAGTAATGGTAGCGGCCATTATCCTTCCGCTCGTTAACGCTATGATTAACGGCGGAGCCTTGAACTGGTGGGTATTCGCTTGCGTAGCGGCGGGGATGGGGATGAACACATTTCTTTGGGTGACGATAATGATAGCGATTTTTATGATGGCGATTAAGCATTAGTAGGAGAAGAACGGATGGAACACAGGGAGTTCTTCGACCCGATCATCGATTGGATTCTTAGGACAATGGAGTTAGCCGATCCAGCGATGGATAGGATAGCTAAAATGGCGGACAAGGTTTTCGGTGGGGTGCTCTTTACGGTTCTGATTGCGTCTATATTCGTGATCTACTTTTGTATAGTAGTTCCGATACATCTATTTATTGGCGTCCTTATTAGGTTTGGGGGGTTAAGGCGGCGGAAATGATCTGGCCAGAGGATAGAGAAGAAACTAGGAAATATATTAACTCCCTGCGGATTGAAAATGAGCGGTTAAGACTAAGGCTTGAATCTCTTACCAAGTGGGCATACAAAAAGGCTCGACCGGGTCTGTGGCTATCGTTTGCGCTAGGAAGGTTTATCGGAAGAAGGGAGAGGCGAAGAGGTGGATGAGAAGCATTATTGGTATTTCGTAGTAGATAGGGGAGAAGGATAATGGATGGAGTGACTGAACAGGATCTGATGATCTCGGTGAGCTTCCTTATGGGAATGGTATTCTCCGGCATTTTCCATTGGCTTATCTTTGGGATCGCTCTTTGGGGGGTTACGAGATTTTTCAGAGGCAGGATTAACGACATGAAAAGACAGCTTACGGTGAGAGGAAGTATAGATGCTCAAGAAGAAGATATTCACGGAGGACGGGGAGTTTGAGATTGAGCTGGAGACGGAATTGATAGAGGCCCATGCAGGAATGGACGAGCGGCTAGTCTGGTGCTCCTTTTGCCCGGAACTGGGGGCGGCATCCTGCGGGGATACAAAAGGGGAGGCGATTAGGAATATCAAGGAGGCGATAGAGACCCAGTTAGACGCGATGCGGGAGCTTGGAAAGAGGATGGAGGAAGAATGAAGGTAGTCGTTATCGGAGCAGGGCCGAGCGCGACGGTCTATCCTCATGCTAAAGAGATAGATTCGGCGGATAAGGTGGTCCGGGTGAACTACTACGAGATCAAGGGATACGAGGATCGTGTAGGAACCCGGACGGATATATGGATCACGACCCGTCTTGATTCCCATAAAGGCTTTCGGGACAATATGAGGGATTTCTTAATAGATTGGGTTCCCGACGGGATCGATAAGATTGAGGCTATATGGATATATCCGCGAAGGGGAAAGGAGAGATATGGGGATCAGCTTACTAGAATCCTGGCCCTTCGGCCCGATCTGGAGCCTGTCATAACGGAGCGCGGCTTTGTTACCTATACGAATAAGGAATGCGGGAACGAGGGGACGAGTATAGCGTCGGGGCGACCGTCCTCTGGGACAATGGCCGTGTTCCTCGCCTTTCAGCGGTTCGATCCGACGGAAATGCTGATTATGGGGTTTGACGCGGTGCTTACGGATAGCCCTGCCTATATGGACTATTATGGTTCGATTGGGAGGCCAATTTTTCAGAAGGAAAACCCCCGCAGTTCCGGCCATCACTATGATAGAGAGCGGGCGTTGATATTTAAGACCGCTAGGGAGTTCGATATGGACATGGATGCCGTGGAGCAGTATAGCGGGATTGTGCGTTTCCGAAAGGTAGGGATTCCGAATGAATGATATTCTGCTATCCGAAAAGTATCTAGTAAGCAGCCATTGGTATAGAGCAATGGCCGATGAGCTACAAAGGATAAAGCGGGGCCTTGAGGAAAGCCGGAGGGGGCTTTTTACCCTTGGGAAGACCCCGGAATCGAACCCCGAAATGTTTGGTAGGATTGATAGGGTATCGGGGGCTTGCGACGTGGCTGTAGCCCATCTCCATCTTACGAAGTTGGGACTAGACTTTGAGGAGAGTATAGCGGGGATAAGCGGTAGGGAGATTAAGGACATCAAGTGCCCTAAATGTGGGTTCGAGTGGGCGGAGAATCACCCGCGATTCTGTATGGTAGATATAACTTGTCCGTTCTGTGGAAAGGAGAAGGAGGCGGAACTATGGTAAGGAGGAATAGGTGAAAGTTCTCCTAATTGCCTATGACAATGGTTCCTTCATTCACCACTTCCCTTTGGGTTTGGGGTATATTGCATCGGCCCTGCGGGAGGCGGGGCATGATGTGGAGATATACAACCAGGATAAGAACCATTGGCCCGACCAGCACCTAGCAACCTATCTCTATCATAATCCAGTTGACGTGGTGGGTCTTGGAATCATCGCGGGCTATTATCAATACCAGAAGATACTGGCGATCTCAAAGGCCGTTATGGAGGCGAGAAGCGCGGGAGTAGAATTCCTTTACGTCCTTGGTGGGCACGGCCCCTCACCAGAGCCGGAGTTCTTCCTGAAGAAGACGGGCGCGGACGTAGTGGTATTAGGCGAGGGCGAGAGAACCTTTGTTGAGCTTCTCGATGCGGAGAAGCAGGGGATAGGGAGGGAAGCCGTAAATGGCATCTATTTTCTGGCGGAGGATGGGACGGGGGTAAAAACGGCAGCAAGGCCGCTTATCTCAAATATTGATGGGATTCCGTGGCCCGCGTGGGACCTATTCCCGATGGACTATTATTCCCTCATACGGCTATCCCATACGGCGAATGAGGATAGGGTGGCGGCGGTAGTCTCCGCCCGCGGCTGCCCGTTCAAATGTAATTTCTGCTATCGGCTGGATAAGGGAATCCGGTTGCGGTCGCCTGAACCTATCGTTACGGAGATGCAGGAATTAAGGTCGAAATACGGAATGAACTACTTTGGCTTTCTTGATGAGCTTTTGATGTTTGGTGAACAAAGGACAATAGCGGTCTCGAATGCGATTGAGGAAGCTTTCTTCGGATCGGTTAAGTGGGCATGTAATGGGCGGCTGAATTACGCTACCCCGAAGGTACTTAAGGCAATGAAGGATTCGGGATGCGTGGAAATCAATTATGGCGTGGAGTGCTTCGACGACGAGGTTCTAAGGAGAATGAATAAGCAGCTTACTACGAGGCAGATTGAGGAGGGGACTAAGGCAACGCTTGATTCGGGCATAACTCCGACGCTTAACGTTATGTTCGGGAATCTCGGCGAGACTGAGGAAACGCTATGGAAGACCGTCGAGTTCATGTTGAAGTATGATCCGCATGAGACCCTACGGACGATAAGGCCGCTGACCCCCTATCCCGGCTCCCCGCTTTACTATCAGGCGATTGAGATGGGACTGCTCGAAGGGCCGGAGGACTTCTATGAGAACAAGCATACTAATTCCGATCTAATGAGCGTGAACTTTACCGACATACCCGATGATAGATTCTATGAGCTTCTCCTTCAGGCGAACGGAATGCTAATTGAGAAATACTACGAGCGCCAGAGAGAGCGGAACGAAGAGGTGCTTGATTCCCTATATCGAAAAAAGGATGCTAGCTTTAGGGGGTTCAGGCAGACATGAAAGTTGATGCGGGGTTACCGAGCTAAGGAGGATTCTTATGTGGCATGATTGGGAATGGTTTAAGGCTGTAATTTGGATGTGGTGTTTAAGGCTTTTGTTGTGGGGATGCATTGTAATCGGCGTTAGTTGTACCTTTGCATTAGTTGCCACGATAGTTTACTGTATTAAACATTGGAACGATCCGGTTCCTAATTTGAGTGATCAGTTATTTACAGAGATGCTTAAGGACTACAATGATGGTTGGAGGCCGTCTACTGCTCAATTTGTACCTGGACTTTTCGGGGTACAAGTGAATCCGTGGTATAAGAAGTGTCTTTCCCCTTCTAAGTTAGTGAAGTGGTCAGAAGAGGTTCCATTTGATGAGGAACATAAGGAAGAATACCATGAGCGGGCAAACCTCGTTCTTGATACAATTTTAACATTAGCGAAGGACGCGATGCACCCATGAAAGTCAACGTAGTAGGCAAGACAAACTTCCGCTGGCTTTTCCACGGGTTATCTACGGCCCTTGAGAAGAATATAGATGGGGTGAAGGCGACAAAATTCTATGAGAAGGGCTTCGATCTCTATCACTTCTTCAGGCCGCAGGATTTAATGCGGGAGAATTTCTCGTGGGACGTTCCTGCTGTAACCTCCTGTTTCGGGGTAGTCCCCGGTGAGACAGACTACGAGAGCTGTAAGAAGGCTTACGATTATTGCGAGAGGATAATCGTCCAGTCTACCCCGAACCGCCAGCATTTCCTCGACATAGGGATTGCCCCGGAGAAGATCGTAGTTATCCCTACGGGTTCCGATCCGAACCTATTTGACTTCCAGGAATGGAATATGACTCTTCCGTTTACCGTGGGGTTTGTAGGTAAGTGGTATTGGCATCTCGGAACCGTCGTGGATATTAAGGGGCTGCATCTACTACGGGATACCTTCTTGGAGCTTGACCGTAGAGGAGTATATGCCCGGCTGTTTTTCCTCGGCCTCGGTTGGGAGAAGACCGTGGATGAATTCCGCCAGTTGGGTATAGATGCCTTCAGCATGGAGCGGGACGTGGAGATGAAATGGCCGGAGGACTACCCCCTTTTCTATAACTGGATGGACTGTGTGATTGTTACGTCAAAGATAGAGGGGGGACCTGCCTGCATCACCGAGGCCCTTTCCTGCGGACGGCCCGTAGTCGGGACGGATGTGGGGATGGTTCACGACTTAATTACGAATGGCATAAACGGATATATCTGCGACCGGAGTGCAGATGCTTTGGCGGGGGGAATCATAAAGATTCTACTTAAAAGGGAGTCCCTTGCGGCGGGGGGTTGGAGGGGGGTTAGGAATTCCGTTGAGGGGCTGACTTACGATAATTGGGTTTGGAGACATAGGGAACTTTATCAGGAGGTGCTGGATGGCTATTAGGCCGATAGTGAATACGGGCTTGACTGAGCATAAACTAATGAGCGAGATTGACAATTCAATTCGCGGGGGGTTTGTTCTCCTTGCGAAGATTCTTGCCGTTTGGGTTTGTAGTAATAATCCTAGTCCGGAGGCTACGGCAAAGACTATAGGGGAGAGCATTGAGGACTACGCATATCAAGAGCAGGGACCCCCGCCTGATCCTATGAACGTTCTGGCCAAAATGAAAGAAAGAAAGGGGTAGAAAGATGCCTTGGACTGCTAGCGACGCGCCGAGTACGGTTAAGACCCCGGCAAAGCGTAAGAAGTGGGCGGAGATAGCGAACGCCGTAAGGGAGGAGTGTATTGCCGACGGCGGCGAAGAGAAGGAATGCGATGCCCAAGCAAAGATTGTAGCAAGCACTACGGTTAAGAAGAAGGCGGAAATGATTCTTCCTACCATGAAGATCGTGGAGATCGCAAGGATAGCCAGAAAAGGGGCAGTCGAGAATGCCGGAGACGAATAGAGCGCCTATGCCGTTTATCGCACCGAAGAGACAGAGGGAAAGAATTGAGCAGGCGAGAACGATGAGGATTAACCTTACCGTCGAGTCGAACGCCCATGAGATTCTTAAACGTATAGAGAACGAGATCGGCGGGCGGGTTGAACGAATCGAGATGGCGATTAAGGAGCTTACCGAGGCGATAGAGGACTTAGAGGGGCTTGAGGAGACATTCGAGATTGAGATGACCTTGCGGCCTAATGCAAAATGGAAGGAACCGAAAGAGAAGAAGCCCTCGTGGATTACGTGGGTATGGAGGCTGTTTGGGGTTCCAGGGCAGGCTAATCGGTAGGCCAACGGACTTTGAATCCGTCAGAGGAGGTTCGATTCCTCCCTCTGGAGCAAACGCGGGTGAAAGGGTTTTGGCTTGGGATTCCATCCCAGGTATACGCGGGTTCGACTCCCGCCGCCCGCTCTAAGGAGATAGCGATGCTAAAGGCAGAAGAAGAAGTAATCAATCTCGCCGATTACTATAAGCCAAATAAGAGGCAATGGCTCGCCCACCAGAGTTCGGCCCTAGTCACCGGGGTCGGCGGCGCGAAGGGGGGCGGCAAGACCGTGTTCCTAGTTAGGGAGGGGCTTGAACTGAGTCTCGATGTTCCGGGGAATGTGGGGTTTATTTGCCGACATGAGGCATCCTCATTTATCAAGAATGTCCTTCCGGTGATGGAGAAGTTTATTCCAAGGAAACTGATTAGGGAGCACAATAGGGTCCAAAAATATATGATCATTAACACCGATATCCCCTCCCTTCCGAGCAGAATCTATTATGGGGGGTTGAGGCCAACTAGGGGGGTAAGCCCGCTTGATAGGATTAAGGGATTCGGCGGGGGGTTAGGTTGGTTCGCAATAGACGAAGCGAGCGAGACGGAGGAGCAGTTCTTCTTGATGCTATTGGGTGAGCTGAAGCTGAACCTTCTAGATAGGCACGGCAAACCTATGATACATAGGGCAATGATCTCGACGAATCCCGAACCCGGATGGGTATATCGGAGATTCATCAAGAATCTTCCGCCTGACCATAGTTTCATCCCGTTTCTTCCAAAGGATAATCCGTTTCTTCCGAAGGATTACGTTAAACGGCTAAGAGCCAACTATCCTCCTGATTGGGTATTGAGGTACCTTGAGGGAATTTGGGCGGTAGAGTCCGATACTAATAGGGTCATTCCGTATCTGCTGCTTCAGAAGACCATAGATTTGCCGGAATCGGAGAACGGCCCTATACGGCTTGCCGTGGATGTCGCGAGATTCGGCGGGGATAGGTCGGTAATCGCCCGGAGTAGGGGGCCGAAGGTGAAGATACTATGGAGTAAATCCCATACGGACATGATGGTTGTTGCCGAGAAGGCCGTCCAGGAATACCGTAGGGAGGTTGCGTATCAACAGGCACAGCATAAGAAGAGGATAGAGGCCGGAAGGGATTCCGAACCTAATAAGGTCGATCTAATTATTGACGCCGTTGGTTTGGGGGCGGGCGTGGTTGATCGGGTGAGGGAGATGGACAATAGTATTCGGGTAACGGAGTATATCGGCGGAGCTTCCGCAATGGAACCGGATAGGTTCATTAACCTACGGGCGGAAACCTGGTGGAAGATGAGGAAGATGCTTGAGAATGGTGAGGTATGCCTTCCCGACGAGGACGAGCTTCACGCCGAACTAACTGCACCGAAATACTCTATCCGTTCCGATCAGAAGATTGCGATAGAGTCTAAGGAGGATTTGAAGAAGCGGGGATTCCGGTCCCCGGATAAGGCCGATGCTGTAACGATGCTCTTTGGGGCGAAGGTGTTCCCAAAGTTGGATATTCTTATGTTAGGAGGTAGAAGATGAGTTTCATTTCGAGAATCAAGAAGGCGGTGGGGGAGCTTGTCGGGAGAAGGTCTTCCCTTGGGGTTCCCTACATGCAGATCGGCGGGATGGGAATAGCATCCCCGAATAAGCCAAAGGAGTATCTCCAGTTATATGGAAGCATGGTCTGGGTCTATTCCTCAACCTTTGCGATATCGACGGGGGCGGCATCAGTTCCGATCAAGCTCTTCCAGATTAGCAAGGACAAGAAGGATCGTACTGAGATTCTAGATCACGATCTACTTACCCTTCTTAATAAGCCTAACGCCCATACGACGTGGAGCGAACTAATTGAGGGGACGCTGGTATACCTCGAACTTACGGGAGATGCCTATTGGGAGATAGCAAAGCCTGCGGTAGGTAATCCGGGGGGGCTCTACCTTCTGCGGCCCGATAGGGTAAGGGTTAATCCCTCGGAGGACGGTAAGGCGGTTGCTGGGTATACCTATACCGTAGATGAGGGAAGGAGTAGGAAGAAGATCGCAAACTTCCCGGTGGACGACATTATCCACTTCAAGTATTTTAACCCGCTTGACGACTGGCTTGGACAGGGAAGCGCAAAGGCGGCGACGGACACGATAATCCTTGAGCAATATGCTACCCGGTATAATCAGGCGTTCTTTAAGAACTTCGGCTCTCCTGCCGGTTTCCTGAAGACCAACCAGCCTATTGATGAAAATGAGGCGGAAAGGCTCGAACGGAAGTGGGCACAGATGCATTCCGATCCATCAGATTCATTCAAGACCCCGGTACTTCCGGGCGGTATCGAGTATGAGGAGATAGGGCAGACCCCGCGGGGTGCGGAGCTTCTCGTTCAGCGGAAGGTCTGCCGCGAGGAGCAGCTTAGTTCCTTTGGCGTTCCTCCGGTAAAGGTAGGGTTGTTGGAGAATGCGAAGTACGCAAATTATACCCTTCAGGATAGGGCGTTCTTTAGGGATACTATGCGTCCGAGATTGCGGATGATACAGGCGATAATCAACGTCTACCTCGTCCCGCTATTCGGGGATAATCTACATTTCGAGTTCGATCTCTCAGAATATCTTGGCGAGGATAAGATACAGCAGATATTAAGGATCGAAAAGAGCATTTCCCTTGGTGCGATGACCCCGAACGAGGCTAGGAGAGAGCTTGACCTCGGCGAGCCATACGAAGGCGGGGATCAGTTCTATATGAGCACGAAGCTCCAGGCAGTTTCCGAAACTACGGAGAGCACCCTTGAGGGGGCCGCGCAGAAACTCGGCTATACTTCTGTTGCCCATTGGAAGTCCAGCCTGAAGAAGACCATTGAGGAGGAAGCAAAGCAGGAATGAAAGTTCCGTCGAAAGCGAAAAAGAAGCTATTCGCCCTGGACGTAATTCGGTTCCGTCTTAGTAGGGCGCGCATGATCCATCTTAGGACGAAACCCATGTTCCAGGCTTGGGATAAACAGTGGGTAAGCTATACCCGAAAGAGCGGAATTCTTAATAAGGCCGAAAGGGAGGCTAAGAGAATTAGGGAGGTCCAGGGTCTAGTTAAGTCCGCAATTCCAATGGAAAAGGGGATGGCTATCGCCCTCGACGATTTCGGGGCGTGGCTGGATGATAGGGTACTTTTTCCATTCGATACCCCAAAGACTACTACCAAGAGAATCCATGATGGTCTTGTTAAGACGGCGGAGAAGTATGCCCCATTTCCAAAAAGGGGTTTGGGGCTTGCCGTTAGTTTGAGCCTCCAAGACCCGGCATACGCAGCGATTCTTGAGGGACGAGATAACCTGATAACCGTAGGGACGGCTAAAACCCGATTTGAGCAGATAAAGACTACGATTAGGGATGAGTTCATTCGGCATGGGAGGAATGCTGAGGAAGTACGGCGCGCCCTGCTTCCCGTTTTTAGGGATGCCTATAGGAACCAGGGATTATTGATAGCAAGAACCGAAGTTCACCATATTATTGGTAAGGCGAACTTCGAGACCTTTAAGGCGAACGGATTCGAGTTCAAGTCTTGGTATTGCGCCGGGAATAAGCCTTGTGATGTTTGTCTAGGTAGATGGGCGGAGGGAACCATCCCTTTTGGAGATGCGTGGGGCGATGGGGCTATGGACGCGGGGGATTCCCACCCGAATTGTTTTTGCATGATAGTACCGGAAAACCAAGGGGCAACTCCCCTACATCCTGTGGCTTTTGAGGGAATAGAAGTCCCGGATGCCGCTCTTGAACGCGGATATTGGGAGAGGGTTGCTGTTTAATCAATAGAATAGGAGAAAGCGAATGAGGATCGAGGATCTCGATTCAGAACGGATTACTAAGCTGACCGACGGGCAGCTCTATTCCATGCGGCTGAGGTTCATACAGATTTGGGATCGCTGGTTTACAAAGGGGACTCTACGGCTTAATGCCGCAGGGGGCCTTGACAGGGGGGAACTCCTGTCAAAGTATCAGGAGCTTGCCTCTGAGATGGGAAGTAGGAACCTAAAATTCAAGAGGCACCATAGTATCGACCGGGCGGCGTCGAAGGCTAAGATGTTCTTAGGTATTGATGTTCCCTCTCTTCCGACAAAGATAATTTCTGAGGGGTTCGTCTCTCTGGGGAAGGGATTCGTCGAGGATCCGAAGGGTGCTAAGATAATCAAAGTCATCGTGAAGGGGGATAAGTCCGCCGCGCTTGAGAAGTACATTGCCAATATCCTAGATGGAATGGGCAAGCCGTTGGAGTTCTCCTTTGGAGAGCCGGAGGAGACCCATGCAATGGTCTATGACCTTGCCTTGATCCCACGACCTGAAATGGCGATAGTCAAGATTAAGGGGGGAACGGTTCCGGCTTCTTCCCAGAAGGTTAAGAAGGCCGAAGCTAATTTTGGGTTTGAGATTATGAAGGTAGATGAGGATAAGCATCTTATTGGTGGGGTAATCTACGCTCCTGATGAGGTTGATTCACAGGGGGATTACACCGATGCTGAAGAAATCTATAAGGCTATGGAATACTTCATGATCAATAGCCAGAAGATCAAGGTAATGCATAAGGGCAGGCAGATTCGGGCGGCAGTAATTGAAACCTATCAGGTTCCTATAGATTTGGATCTCTATGGTAGGGAGATTAAGAAGGGAACTTGGTGGATGACCGTAAAAGTTCTTGCCGAACCGGATGTATGGAATGATGTTAAATCAGGGAGATTCGGGGGATTCTCGATGGGTGGTAGGGCTATGGTAGCTGAAGAATAGAATATTTGATTTGACTTTTTACATGATTTCTGTTATAATATAGGCGCAAGAGAATACCGGCGGGTCGCCGGGATTTTAAGCCTATGGAGATGGAGAGAAAATCTCCTCTGTGAAGTAGGAACCTTAGCGCAAGGGGGAAGGGAGGTTAGTAGAAAGTTAATCTCTTTCCCACGCGCGCGAGGAGACCAGGAAAGGAATAGGCCAGGCTCGTATAGCAGGCCGTTCGCAGCGTTGGGAATCTACTCGTATAGTAGACCCGCAGCACTGGAAACAAATCGGTGCTGCGGGTTTTTTGTTGCCCTCGAAAGGAGGGAACCTATATTGCCAGAAGCAAAGAGAAAGTTAAAGAACATCCAGCCGGAGGAAATTTCCCTTGTGGACTTTCCGGCGAATATGATCCCGTTCTTCTTTATCAAGCAGGACGAAAGGCTTGAGAAGGCAGAAGCGTTGAGCCTTGCAATTGGATCCGACGGAACCGCCGCCGGGACAGAGATTCAGGTCAACGGAAAGAAAATCAAGGATCTCAAAGAGTTTAGCTTTTCCTATTGGGTTCCTGATACTCCTACTGCGGAGGTATCGGAGACAATGGGGGATCAGTTAGCTCCTATGATTACCGCAACTTGGGCGGTAAAAGGGGACAAAGCGGGGTTTAGGCATATCTACGGGATTAGCAAGGCGGAGATTGACGAGGCAAGGAAACTTTCGGGGGAATTGAACGACGCCGAGGAAATGAAGAAGGCATCGGCGCTTCTTGAGACCTATAGGGAGGACCTTCCATCCGATCTTGCCGGGGCGATGCAGTTCTTGATTAGTAAGGCCCGTGGACAGGGACAGGGAGTTGGGGGTCCGCGACAGGGGGATGGTGGCGCGGATAAGTGTGTATGCCCCGATTGCGGGGCGGAATACCCACATGATAGAGGAACGCCATGTAATGAACAGACCTGCCCGGAATGTGGTGCTACGTTAGTAGGCAAGGCCAAGGGGGGGCCAGTTCCTCCGCATACATCTCCAAAGGCCCCTGAAGATATGGCTTGGAGTAAGCCGAAGGATTCCGAGCTGAAGGATTCCCATTACGCTTGGATTGACCCGGAATATGCAAGCGGGGAATCCGAAGATAAAAGTAAGCGGAAACTTCCTCACCACCTACCTGATGGCAGGGTGGTCTGGCGCGGGGTTGCTGCCGCTGCCCAAAGGCTTGACGGAACTGATATCCCCGAAGGTGATATGGCAGGGGTAAGGAAGCATCTTGAACGGCATTATACCCAATTTGATAAGACGCCTCCGTGGAAAGTTGAAAAAGGAGATGAAGAGATCGATACAACCGAAGTTTCTAAGGCGCGGGTAAAAATGCTAAAGGAACTCGAAGACTCCTTGGGAGCCGCATCGAAGATCATACGGGACCTAGCGGAATCCTTTAAGCCCGTCCAGAAGGACGAGGAGGGGGATACCGCCGGGGACGCCGCGGACGCTTCGGAGGGAACCGAGGATAAGACCGAGGACGCCGCTTCGGCGGGCGATAAGGATGGAACTACTGCGGTGGCTGAGCAGGGAACCCAGGCAGGCGACGCTAAGGACGGCGATGCGAAGGCCGAGGGAGCCGAAGAGGCCAGCGGAGGGGCGGGGGAAGATAAGACCGAAGCCTCCGCATCATTGTATACTCCCGAATTCGCCGAGACTATTGCTTCAACAGTAGGTACAGCGGTTTCGGAAAGTGTAGGTAGATTACTTGGTACTAATGACAAAGAAGGGAATTCAGAATGAACGAAATCGAATTCCAGAAGGCTTTGTCTGACGGGATTACTAAAGCGGTTGATGAGGCGCTTGCGCCTTTGAAGAAGACCGTCCGGAAATCCTCTGGTGCTACTGAGGTTATTGAGGTAAATCGGGTTCGCCCCTTTTCCATTGCCAAGTATTTCCGTGGTGCATGGAAAGGGAACTGGACTGATGCCAACTTGGAGAAATCCGAGTACGTCAAGATGAATAAGGCTCTTGGCGGGGGCACTGGTGCAGGTGGCGGGTTCCTGGTTCCACCTGAGTATTCCAGCGAAATCATCGAGCTTGCGAGGGCACAAGCCGCCGTTCGCAATATGCCTGGTGTTCGCACCGTGAATATGAAAGGGGACCAACTCAATATCGTGGCACAGTCAGGCGCAGGCACGGCCTACTGGGTAGGTGAGAATAAAGAGAAGACCTCTGCCGATGCTACGTTTGAGCAGAAGTCTCTCGTCCTGAAGAAATGCGCGGCCCTGACCTACGTCTCTAATGAGCTTTTGGATGACGCAGATCCTGCGGTCGATGACATAATCAAGGGCGACCTTAGTATAGTTCTTAGTCTTGCTGAGGATATTGCGTTCCTTGAAGGCGCAGGGGGCGCGGCTCCAAGCGGGCTGTTTACTACGGCGAATGTAGGATCAACTACAGTAGCCGGACTCGTTAGCTATGACAATCTAATCGACGCGATTGACGACATCGAAGGGAATAATGGCATACCTAACGGCTGGCTGATGCATCCGAGCGCGAAGAACAGCGTCCGTAAGCTCAAGGACGGCGAGGGCCGTTTCGTTTGGGATAGTGGCGACGTGACGAAGAAAGAGCCGCCTTCTCTATTTGGATTGCCTATAGGACTCTCGACTCAGATCTCTACGACCTGTAATGAGACGACCGGGGCGCTTGATGCTTCTGGTACGGATTACACCTATATCGTCCTTGGCGATTGGAGACAGTTCATGATCGGTCAGAAGGCTGGGGAGGCAATCGTAATTGAGGCTAATGCTCAAGATACGACCTCCTGGACTTATGACCAAACGTCCTTCAGAGCGGTTCTGAGGACGGATTGTCTAGTAAGACAGCCTACTCATTTCCACATTTTGAAGGCTGTCAACTTCTAAGAAAGGAGTGAGAACTGATGAGTAAAGAAATCACCGAATATATTGATTTCCAGATTGGACTCGCTCCTCAGGACATAGCTCACGATACGGCTACTGACTCTAGTACGTTCTTTGCAATAGCGAATTACGATAGATTCGCAGCCGTAGCCTCTTGCGAGGCGCTGGGAGCGGCTACGGACACACTGAAGGTACAGCTCTTGCAGGCAACCGATTCTTCGGGAACTAGCAAGACGACCGTCGGTGACGCGGGAACATATACCGGGGCAGTTTCCGGTCCCGCCGAGTGCAACGCACGGGGCGACGAGTTCACTTCTGGTTATGGATACGTCGGGGTTCGGGTTACTCCCGATCCCGATGACGACGCGGCCAAGATGTGCGCGGCATTCATAATGAGGGGTCGAGCTAAGGTCGAGCCCGTCTAAGTAACAACTAACGGGGAAGGGGGCTAGTAACCCCTTAAGGTGAAGTCCCCCCTTCCCCGTTTTACTCATGCCTTAAATGGCTACTCGAACTCGATTCTGCTTTGTCGGGTTCCGGGGCAACCAATGAGAAAGGAAAAGCAAATTGGCTCTCCCATACCTACCGAAAGTCTACCGCTCTGAGGGCGGAGACCGGATCACAATATCGACCGGGGGTAACATTGTTTTCGGGGCGACGAGAACTACCGCTTCGGGGAACATTACGCTTACCACCGCGTCGTCAATCATACAGACTATTGACCCCGCGTCTACGGCCCGAACTGTTACGCTTCCTGCCGAAGCGGATGCGGACGGATTCATCTATATGATCGCGAACGAGGCAAGCGATGCTACAGTTGTTACGATCAAGGATGATGGTGGATCAACGGTCTGCACACCCACGCAGAATGAGGCGGCCCTATGCTTCTGTGACGGGACGGCCTGGGTTGGTCTCGTCGGCGACTGGAGCTAACCTCCATACCTTTTTGAAAGGAGGTTAGTTCTATGCAAAACTGGAAGCTAATGTCGCGGGCGGTCCCGTTTGGTGACTATATTCGCCTTGCGGGGTATAACCTGCACGTCCACGGTGAGTCCTCTGCCGTTGCGAATTCCTTTGAGGACCTATCGGCGAGGGGTGCCGATAACGACTATATTACGGGTACTTCCGGGGTTCAGCTCGTTTTTCGTTCCACTAGCGCCCAAGACGCGGCGGCGGGAACGGGGGCGCGGACAGTTGCCCTTACCTACCTCGATGAGAATTGGGATAGGCAAATTGAAACCGTCACGTTAAGCGGAACTACTCCGGTTGCGACTACGGCAACCGATATCCTACGGGTATGCGAGTTAGAGGTAATGACCGTAGGAACTAATGGGAGTCCCGTGGGGACGATTATCCTTACCGAGGTAGGCGGCGTAACGAAGCGCTATCTAGTTCTCAGGCCGGGCGATAACCATAGTCGTTGCGGGTACTTCTACGTTCCGAGGGACACGGCCTACTTCATCACTGGAGTAAATGCGGGAACTACGTCTACGGATACCAACCTCATGCAGATTAGGCTCTATATGGAGCGACGGGAATCCGCTACGTCCGATCCTATCGAGGGGTTCTACAATCTCGTTTCATTCAAGTCGGCGAGTAAGGTGTTTGATTTAGATGCGCCGATTATGATCGGCGAGAAGTGTAGGGTCCGGGTTAAGGCGATTTCCGCAACGACCGGAGCGGGCTATTGTGAGCTACGAGGCTACTTCGCCCCGGCGCACCAGACCCCAACATAAACGGAGGTGACTGGTGGCAGTAGGTACTTATGCGTTGACTACGCTGGATAACCTAAAGCTCCATCTCGAAATCTCCGCCTCCTCTGATGATTCGCTATTAGAGGATCTGATAGACAAGGCTACGGACATGATCGAGCGGGAAACACACCGCTTGCTCATGTCCCGTAGTTACACGAAGGAGCAGTACAACGGGAATGGATGGGGTGATCTTATCCTCCGTCAATATCCCGTGACCGCCGTAGCTAGGCTAGCAATCGGGGAGGCTACGGCCCTGACTATTAAGGGGACTACGGCAAGCGTTACACAGGCGCTCGTCAACGTGACCTCTACGGCAGTAAACTGCATCGAGGTAGCTTCAACGACGACGACGAACGAGATCGACTTCGCGACTTACGCGACGCTGGCGGATGTGAATACTGCGATCAACGCGCTTGCGAATTGGTCATCGACGGTGGTCTCGGCCTATTCCGGGTTTGTCTCTTCGGAACTTATTCAGCAGGGCGGGCTTAACGCGAGGAACGGGACGGCAGTATCTCTCCTGATTCCCAACCGGGGGGAAAACAGTTTTGACGTAGACTGGGATAGGGGAATAATCTCCGTCGATTCCGGGTTCACGAAGGGGGAAAGGATCTGGATTGATTACACAGCGGGGTATTCGACTATTCCCGACGCGCTGGAGCAGGCATGTATTGACCTCGCCTCGTCGCTTTATCATAGCAGGGATAAGGATCTCGGCGTAGCGTCTGAGAAGATAGGTGACTATTCCTATTCCCGCGCATCAGGAGTAGGCAGCGTGGACATTCCCGATAGAGTGAAAAGGGCACTTGGGCCGTTTACGAAATACACACCGTTCGGATAAGGGAATTTCTTATGGGGCACTCTACATGAAACAGCGGACTTCGGGCGTTACGAAAACCTTGGGGCGGCACAAGAATAGGCCGAGGAGACTGAGGGGGAAGAAATTCCACCTCTTCCTTCGTTCCCATCAGGCGGATGACTACTGGCCCCTGTATAGCGAATTGCTAAAAGAGGGGGCGATCCCGCAGTTTATCGAGATACAGCGGTCGCGTCCGGACGACGATGCGAACGCAGCGTTCCTCGCGAATAAAGGAATCCCGCTATTCAGTACGACGTGGGAGGAGCCGCAGGAGTTCTCGGCGAGTATGGTCCAGGAGAACTATAACGGTTTCGACATCGAGGGGATAACCAAGTTCGCCCGTTGGCGCTGGCGTAGAGGCGGAGCCAAGATGGACTATATCATCCTTGCCAGAACCAACTGGATTCTACACCGATACGAGAAGTTCTTTAAGGAGAATAGACCGGACTACATAGTGACCTGGGGGGATATGGCCCATGACTCCGCAGCGATCAAGGCGCTTGCGGACAAACTGAAAATCCCCCATTTGCTTTTCGAGGGGGGGTTCCTGCCGAACTCTATGTGCCTTGACGGCGGGGGGATGTATTACACGCCGGAAAGCGACTGGAATGGGATATGGGAAAACCAAAGCGAACCTACGGCGGACGAGAGGATACGAATTAAGAAGCTGATGGATCAGTGGCGGCAAAAGGATATGTCGAAATACAATAACAAGACCGCCTTTACCGAAATCGAAACGGGGGTAGATTGTAGGGCACTGGCCCCGAAGGGTAAGAAGATCATGCTTATCGTCTGCCAGACTACTGGGGATGCAACGATGTATTTCCCACGGGTCCTGGTGGATAACAAGCTCTCCCTGACGAATCTCGTTCTTCGGACGATGGCGGGGATGACGGACTGGCATATTTTGGTCAAGCCCCATCCCCATGAGCGGCACGACGACTTGGCTTTGATGGTTAATCCCTACGAGGGCATCGACATTATCCCAAAGGCGTCGCCGCATTCCGCTTTGAGGGCGGCAGATATGGTTATTACGATTAACTCGACGATGGGATTCGAGGCGTTGGGGTACGGAATCCCGGTGATAACCTTTGGGGACAACTTCTATACGGGAAAGGGGCTGACATGGGATATAAGGCGGGCGGATAGGCGACTGAAGGAACAGCTTCGTACTGCAATAGATCAGGCGAAGCCGCCAGATATGAACGAAGTGTACTCCCTGTTTAATCTAGTCGCGTATAAGTTCCTATTCCTCTTCGGCTATAACAACGGGAGGCTGATAGATGCAGCCAAAAGCGCTCGTCAACATTGTAGGTGAGACGATCAATGGGTGGATTTTCAGGGCAATGGCCGACGCCATCGCGAAATCTGCGGAGAAGTTCGAGGTACGGATAACCGAGAAGCCCGTTTCCGATGCAGACCTATACCATTTCTTCCGCCCCCAAGAGATGAACATGCTCCTCTCCGGCGGATGGGAGGGAAGGGCAGTGACGACGCTTCACGGGTTCCTTCCGGGAGCTACGGACTTTAAGACGTGCGAGCTGGCCTATTCCCAGGCGGAAAGGGTTATCTGCGTCTCCTTGGGCTGTAGGAACTATCTAGTCGAAAATGGAATCCCTATGCACAAGACGGAAGTTATACACGCGGGGGTAGATCACGAGAAATTCAAGATGTTCTCCTGGCCAGCTAACCACTTTACGATTGGGGTCGTCGGTCGCCTATATCCCTTCCACGGGAGTATTGTAGACAATAAGGGGGGTAAGCTCGTCTTGGAGGTAACAAAAAGGCTAAAGAGTAGGCTTACCGACCTTATGCTCTTGATAGTCGGGGAGGCGTGGGGTCCCCTCTGTAATTCGCTTGCGAACCTTCCGGCACCCTTCGAGTTTTGGAACCGGGAATTGAACTGTAACTATGATCACTACCCCATGCTCTATAACCGAATGGACTGCCTACTTGTCGCGTCGAAGCACGAGGGAGCCCCCGTTCCCGCATACGAAGCGATGGCCTGCGGGAGGCCCGTCGTAGGTCCGAGGATAGGCACTCTCCCTGAAATTGTAGAGGATGACAAAACCGGATACCTCGTTGACCGCGACCCGGAACAGATGGCGGACGCGCTACTGAAGATCGCTAAGGCACGGGGAAGATGGGCGAAGCGCAACTTCTCCTTCTGTCAGAATAAGGTTAAGGAATTCACGTGGGACAACTGGGGAAGGATGCATGAGGAAGTATATATGGAGGCCCTAGATGCCTGACGATGTGAAGCAGTTTACCGAAAAGGATCTCGAAGATACGGCGTTCAAGGTATCGGTACTAACTCAGCTCGAAAGGCTTAAGCCCATCGAGGAGAAGCTGATAACCATGAACGGAAGATGCGCGGAGAGGCTAGAGATGATCCACGGTAATGAAATCTCCATGACCCAACTAGACGGGAAGGTTGATAGCCTGAACGATAATGTAAAGTTCTGGCGTAAGGTGGTATTCATCATACTAGGCTTCATCGGAACCCTATCCGCTGGGATTGGTGGCGTTCTCGCCTATATGAAAGCCGCCAACGGAGGCTAAGATGATTGGGCCGCTTTCTGACGTAGTGAACGTCTGGAGGAAAACCTATACGAGTGACGGAAAGGGAGGGCATACAGCAACCGAATCGTCCATTGGTCCCTATAGATGCAGAATCTATACCGAAAGGGGTTCCTATTTTCGCGGGGAAAGGGGACCGGAACCTGCGGGGACAATGAAGATCATTGGACCTACCGGGACGCTTCAGGACGGGGATAGGATTGAGCATAGCCCAAGCGGGACGAACTATATCCTACGGAAGGTACGGGACGTAATGGGTTCCATGAGTGCCCATCATATCGAGGGCGCAATCGAGGAATGGCAGGAATAATGAAGACGGAATGGATAGTAGACTACAGCAAGCTTAAGGACTATATGGCCAACGTCAAGCATAAGGTGGAGAACGAGGGGGAGCGGGAACTAATGAAGCTTGCAGGGCCGATAGTTAAAAGGGCAAAGGAGCTTGCGCGTAAGGGTCCTACGAAGAATATGTCACAGACAACCCATGCCGCATTTATGACAGGGGAGGGATTCGGGGGGCGGCAGAGTGCGGTATTGGGGTTACTTATAGGAACCCCGATGTATTACGCATACTTCCAAGAGATGGGGTTTACCCATTGGAAGTCGAGGGCGTGGATAAGGAACCAATTCCTTGCACCGGCAGTAAACCAGGGATTCCCCGCGTTTGTCGATGGGGTTAAGGGAATGGTAAATAAATGGATAGCGTTCTTCTAAAATGGCAAGCCTGATTGAATATACGAATAATGCGATATACGCCGCGCTTGCGGCGGACTCCGCGCTGGAGACGGCTATAGGCGTTTCAGGTAGAATCCAACGCGGATATCAGGGGGCCAAGATAACGGTCCCTGGGATTGTCTACCAGATCGACGGACAGCAGAAGCTATTGGCTGAGGTGACGGAGCCAAGGCGGGTAGACGTTCTTATATCCTGCTATCACGGCGTTGACTTGGGTTCGCCCTCAAGTTGCGCCTCAATAGCGGAGGCGGCCTTCGCCGTATTGAACGACAATGTGACACTGACCGCCACAGGATCCAAGATTTATTTTTCGGATTGTACGCCAATTCTAGGCGCTCCCATCTGGAGCGAACCGGAAAGAGCATATCGACAGGACTTCCACGTTGAAGTCTACTTACGTGCCGACTAACCAAAAGGAGATAAACAAGTGGCTGTTGATGATGATAATGTAATCATTGGACCAATAAAAATCGAGTATTCGCTTGATGGAGATAATTGGACCGATGTAGGCATTACGAATGGTGGCTTCGAGATCCGTAAGGAAGAGGAGATCGTCGAGACCCTAAGTGATCAGGGTATCGGCGTCCTCGACAAGAATCGAAGTCTTGTCCGCCAGTTCCTGAAGTTTACGATTAACGAGGTGCTAACGACCTCCCTCGTCAAGTTAGCCTTCGGAATGGAATCCTCGCCTGATACGGCGATGGATTACGTCTCGTCGGTTCCGAAGAGATACTTCAGGGTAACTGGGAAGAGCGTGACGGGGACAATGAAGATATACACCAGCAAAGAATGTTGGGTTGGTGGAAATACCCCCACCCTCATGCTCGCGAGAGACGCGGCTGCCGGAATCGAAATCGAGGCCGAAGAGAAACCGACCATAGACGATACGACCGGAAAGACGACGTTCGGCGTCTGGAGTGATAGTTAAACCCTAATACATAGGGAGCAAGAGTATGCCTGAAGAAGCGGGAACGGTTACGGTACAGTCTATCGTAGACGAGGGGAAGGTATCCCTCGATCCGATTGAACCTACGCCGAGATCGAGAACAGTGGAAATCGGGGGCAAAAAAATCGAGATTACCCCCGTCAAGGTAAGGAACTGGAGTGGATTTACCTCTGCGCTATCCTCCTTGGCGAAGCTGTTCGAGGCGAAGAGGGGGGAGATGTTTAAGGAGGAGGAGAAGTTTTCCGCTTCCCTTTTCCTGGATGCCCTCAGCGACTGCGGGGGGGATATCATTTCTATTCTCTCCGGTATGACGGGAATCGCAAAGGAGGACCTTGAGGATGCAGACTTGGCAGGAATGATCGGGCTAATCGATGCATGGCTTGAGGTGAACGATGCGGAGAGGGTGGCAGAACGTTTTTTCGCTCTATCGGGAAGGATCAGGGGAACGAGAAAGGCCCTACAAGAACTGTCGAAGAAGGTAGCGACTTCAGCCAGTTAATTGCGATTTTTCTTCAGGCGTACTCTTATACCCTCGATGAGGTTATGGAGATGCCTGTGGTAACTTTCTTTCAGATGGTAAGCCACGGGATACGGACGAAGGGGGCTGACCTCGCTATCTATGCGAGAGCGACCCAACTTGCCGTCGGTAGCATACTAGGCGGTAAGAAAGGTCTCCAGGCGTTTGAGCAATATCTCGACATACTGCAAGGCAGGCGGGGGATTACGGTCGAGGAGGTTCTTAGGAGACTCTAGTGGCCAATGTTGAGGGCATCTACGTCAAGGTAGTTGCCGACATCAAGCAATTCATGACGGGCATAGATAAAACTATGGCCAAGACGGAAGCCTTCGCAAGGAAGGCACGTGCCGCGTCTATGGCCGTCGCCGCTATCGGGGCTGCCGCGACTGCGGCCTTCGCCCTCTCCGTCAAGACCGCCGCCCAGTTCCAGCAGGAGCTAGCGAATACCCAATCCGTAGCGAATGCGACCAAAGTGGAATTAGGGAGGCTACGCGACGCTGCGGAGGACTTCGGGCGTACTACGATATTCACGGCAAAACAGGCGGCTGCCGCGATGTATGATCTTGCTTCCGCTGGATTGGATACCACAGAGATTATCGAGACCCTTCCGGGAGTCATCGCCCTTGCCGCCGCTACACAGAACGACCTTGCTTTTACTTCCCAGCTTGTGACCGCATCCCTTAAGCAGTTCGGCCTCGCGACCTCGGAATCCGAGAGGATTGCGAACGTTATGGCGGCAACTATCTCGAAAACGAAGGCCACAATGGACAAGCTGGCCTCATCAATGGCTTATATCGGCCCGATTGCAAGCGCCATAGGGATGTCTCTTGAGGAAACCGCCGCCTCCCTGGGTCTACTTTACGATGCAGGATTCGAGGCGTCGATGGCAGCAACGGGATTGAGGATGGGAATCGCGCAACTCCTCGGCCCGACCCCAAAGGCTACTAAGCTTCTTGCTCAGATGGGCCTGACTGCTCAGGATGTAAACGTCGAAATTCATGGGCTTGCTAATGTCATTGATAAATTAAGAGAAGCCGACATAGGCGCGACGGAAGCCTTCGAGATATTCGGGAACAGATCCGCCGCCGCGATGCTTAGCTTGACAAAGCAGGGAGGAGGGGCGCTTCGAGAACTAACTAAGGAAATTACAGGAACCGATGATGCCGCACGAATGTCCGCTCAGCAGCTTGATACCCTGCCGGGAAGAGGAAAGCTTTTGCTATCCGCCCTTGAGGGTCTGAAGATTGAGATTGGAACCTACCTTGTTCCTGCTCTTGAAGGCTTAACGGATAAATTAACAACGATAGTAAACGCAGTCACCAATTATTTAAAAGAGCATCCGGCGGTGGGTAAGGCACTAACCTTTCTCGGTTCAACTCTTGGTATAATCGCTACAGTTCTAGGGACTATCGGAATTATTCTAGCCCCAGCTATTTATACCCTTAAAAGCATAAAGGTCGTGCTTATTGCGCTAGGCGTTAAGATAAAGGTTATAGTGGGGTTTCTTCTTTCCATCCCATCGGCCATCGCGGCGATCCTAGTCGCTGGGGCTGCCCTTCTTGCTTGGGTAGTCGCCTTCCCGATACATTTTGTCCGTACAACGTCCAGAGTGAAGACCGCGCTACTTGGAATTGGGGAGGCTATAACCGAACTTCTTGAACAGTTCTTTAATCTTCTTGGGAAAATCCCCATCGTCAGCAAGGTATTTGAGAAACTAGCGGGGATTATCGAAAAGGTCGGGGATAAATTTGGGAAGGCAAAAGAAAAGGAGGAGAAGTTCCGTGCGGCGCTCGAATGGACCGAGGAGGAAGTCGAAGGGGTCGGAGAGGGGCTTGAAAAGGTAGGGGATAAGGTAGACGAGACCGCGAATAAGGTGAATGCCGCCGCGAATACTATGAAGGACGGCTTTGATGGGGTTGCCAATGCGGTAGGCGGAATGGCCGACCAGTTTGACGATGTAGAAAATAACGTTACAAATCTGACGAAGGCCCTTGAGACTTATGAGGAGTTTATCGAAAGGATAAATGCGGAGCGGGAGAGGGCGGCGAATGAGGAGAAGAATCTAGCCCGCTACCAGAAGGAAAGCCTTAAGGCGTTCAAGGAATCCGCGGTTGGGCGGATGCTTGGACTCAAAGAGGAAGCAGTAGGCCGCACTAAGGAAATCTACGAGTATAAGGCTAGGGAAGCAAGGGAGAAATATGTCGAGGATCGGCTTGCAAAATATCGGGAAAGATGGGGGGATAAACTTAGTGAGAAGAGAGAGAAGTCCGAAAGATCGAGGGCGGAAGCTACGGCGAAGGCTATGTTTCCTATGTATGATAAGTTAAACGAGCTTTTAGAGAAGAGAAAGGCCACGCTAATCGAGAAGTATGGGGAGGAGTCCGTTAAGAAGATCGACCTAACAAAGACCCTTCCTATGGGATTAAGGGAAATGATAGATGCAGCGAAGGGGAAGCAAAGGGCTGAGGTCGATTGGGATGTGGTGCTTAGGGGTCGGGGGGCAGAAATGGTTAGCGAGGCTAGAACTAAGAATATGATAGACGCGCTTAGTACCGCCGTTACCGCGGGCATAAAAATGGCAGTAGAAACCCCAAGGGGATTTATACCAAAAGTTTCAAAGCCCGAAGTAGAAGCCAAACCCGTATCTGTTGAAGCCCAAAGGCAAATGAATCGGGAAATGATCAAGGGAACATTTACGGATCCCTTTACCCGTCTCGTATTCCAAAATACCTGGAACATCAAGGACGTAACCTTACAGGAACTGATCAAGAAATCCGCTAAGGAGCTTGAGGATCAGGTCAAAGCGGGAACGGCAAACGCGGGGGATTGACGAATGGCTCTTGAATATAATATGGGAATCAAGCCGAGTGGAGGAGCCTTCACCGCCTTCCCCGCTTCCGTTACCCTACAGGAGTTCACCGTTGGTCAGGATACGATCTCGAATGAACACCAGGTTCCGCTCGCCGAAGGTATAGTTAGGACGGGATGGCGGCCCGGCGCGGTTACCATTACTATACGAGGAAGGGTAACCCAGACTTCCCACGTTGCGGCCCTTGATGATATCCAGGAGATCAGGAACCTCTTCCTTGATAACTCGAACTATAGGCTTGTCCGCTACCGGACGGGAAGCACGGATCAGGAATACTGGGAGGAGTGCTATACAGAAAGCTTTCGTTGGCCACGCGACCGAAAACCCCCACGGGTTATTGACTGGCAGGCAACCGTGATAGCGAGCGATCCTGAGCATTACCAGGCAACTCCGCTTGCTCAGGACCCCTGATAGTCCTTGAGATACGATTCTAAGTGCCCAGGACGCCCATAGCAGGACTTTAATCTCCTAGATGTACGATTAGAACTTAAGCCTGTAGAAAGCAAATTACGATGGGAACAGCGGCAGTAATTGGCAATGGCGCGGGAATGCTAAAGGAGGAGAGGTTGGGGGGGCTCATAGACTCCTTTGACGCCGTAGTCCGCGTGAACTGGTATCGCATTAGGGGCTACGAGGAATTCGTCGGCTCCCGAATAGACTACTGGGTTACTGATCTTCGTCCCGTAAAACACGGCCCGCCGGAGAATCTTGATCAGATCAAGGAGGTTTGGATCTACCCGTTCTACGAATTCTCGCCGGAGACCCATCAAGGCCACATCAAGTTCTGTCCCGATACGGAAATCGTTTCCAACAAGAAGTTCTATATGTGGACGTATGGCTTCATTCCAGGGAAAAGGTGGCCGTCGAATGGGTTTGGCGCACTGATGTATACCTTAACGAGGCTGAAGCCCTCTAAGCTCCTTTTAGCCGGGTTCGATTCCCTTCTCGACCCTACCGTTGCGTATACCTACTACTACGGTAAAATCGGCGTCAGTTCTAGGGAGGGAACCGGATTTGATATAGCACACTCGAACCATAGCCTTAAGGACGAGAATAGGGCATTTACAGAATTCACCCAAGATGGATATAGAGAAGAATGGAGGCGTAACGGATGCCAGCTCTTGATCTCTCAGTCGTAATCTCCACGATGGGAAGGCCAAGGCTATTCGACCTCTGCTTAAGATCATTGGTAATGACGGAAATGAATCCGTCCCGATGGGAGATTGTCGTAATTGACGACGGGAGCCTCCCGCTAGATAAGGATCGGAACCGTGCTATAGTCAACTGGGTACGGGCGGAATCTCCCGTTGCCATCTCGTATTTCTACCGCTCGATAAACATAGGTAGGCCGAACAATGTCGCGCTGCCGAGAAACTGTGGGCTTAGAAAGGCTAGGGGGAAATATATTGCCTTTGTAGACGGAGATTGCGTATTCGTCAGCGATGTGATTCGGCGGGCGATGGACTGGATTAAGATGCTGGAGGAGACCGGCGTCCCTACGTTCATGACAAGCGGGGATTGGGATAGGATATCAAAGGATTCAGGAGGGCGCTTCCATCGGAATATGTCCATCGGAAATGTCTCCTGTTCGCATAGGGGGGCGACCTCAAGCGTTCCGTTCGGCCCCTGGTTCTCCGTTGACCGCGAGGTGCTGCTACGGATCAACGGATTCGACGAGAGGTTTAGTACCTACGGCGGCGAGGACGAGGATATAGTATCGCGGCTAATGCGACTGCACTACCGTCCGTTCCGGGATACCCAGGTAATAGCGATTCATCTATATCATGATCCCGGAATAGCAGGGCAGGATAAGGAGCAGCACCAAAGGCAGAAGGAATGGATTCGCGAAAAGACCAACGTCCGTAACGAGGGGGTAGAATGGGGAATTTTATGCCTACCGAAATAGAGAAGACGTTCCCTCACCGTAAGATAGACGAGAAGGGACTGAAGGCGCGGGCTGAAGCCCTTAAGGATATGTCTGAATCCGTGAAGAAAAAGGTTGATCGGATTAACGGGCAGATTTCGGATCTTACCATCATGAAGAAGGAGATTCGCTACGAATGGGTAGAGGCCGTTTGGCGGCTAGGGGTGATCCCCGGAAACGTAAGTGAGTTCAAGGTGCTTGCGGTGACGAAGGATGGACGGAACGTAGGCTGGAGCCTAAAGGAGCCGGAGTTCAAGGAGATTGATAGCGATGGAAAGTAGGATCATAGAGTCCGGGCCGATTGGCGGCGCTGCCGTTGTCTCGTCGGAAGGACTCTCCAAGTCGAGGGAGATATGGCCGGAAAGCAGCCCGGCCCCTAAGATCACGAAGGACCCTATCGTCATCGAGCGGGTGAAGATAGACCCGCAGGAGCTTGAGGCGGTTTCCGCTACCGTCATCTCGGATACCGAGAGGATGCTTACGGCCTTGAGGAATACGGAAAGCAAGATGGACGAAATCGTCGAGAAGGAATTCGAGGGGAATAGGCAGAAGGCGTTCGAGAACAGTAAGGAATACAAGGCGCTTTGGAAAGTTCATAGGGGTACGGTGATGGACTGGGGGTCGGATATATCGAGGGCGAAGCTCCACGTAGGCAGGATTCCAACATGGGGGAGGAAGCCAAAGATCATGGCGTTGGGAACCGATGGGAAGACCAGGACATGGGAAAAGGGACAGGTTGGATTTAGAGCCGAGGCGCAGATCGTTCCTAAGCCTCTGGGTTCCCCTAGTTCCGGTGGATTGGAAGGGGAGACTCCCTAATGGCCGACTATAGGCAGAGCTGGTTCTTTTATCGAATATCTAGCGCTTGGATGGGGCTCCCTATGACCTTCTATGGGGGCTACTATCATAACCCAGTTCAATATGGATTCCTTGACGCGCCGACAAGCTATACCCTAGATGATCTTGGCTTTCTAAGAACGGGAGGTATACACGAATGGACATACCAGAAGAATAGTATCCCTATATTCCTCAGAAGGGATAACTGCGATAACTTTACTGACGGGGAGGTAGAGAATTATTGGACTATAACGAATAATGGGGGTTCGGGAATATATGAAACTAACTCTCCGGTGGTTGCTACTTGGCCTGCGTGGTTTTATATTGCTGGGAGCTATGGGGGGGGAATGCGTAGGCAGGATGCCGTTGGACACGACCCGATGTCAACGGGGCACATGTGGGTAGATACATTTACCCACGGCGAGATGATACGGAATTTGAATAATAACGATACCGAATTCTGGGTAGCAGCACGTCTCTGTCCAAGAGGTGGACCAACTGCAACAACAGGTACGATTGGAGCATGGTCTATATTCAATTCCGATGACTATTATACTTCGGGACTCTTCCTCTTTCCCGACCATGACGGCGGGTGGGGGGTAAATAAGAGATATAACCGAATCGAGATAGGTCTTACCTACGATTCCTCAATCGGCGGATCAAATGTAGGTATCTGGTTTGCGGCATCTGCCTGGGATCCAGATGCAGGGGACGATATAAGGGACCATAATGTCGAAGAGGTACTTGATACGACAGATGGTCCTGTTGAGGTAATGATCCAGCGTAGGAATATTAGCGGCATTACGGCGGATTGGTATGTCTATTATCGTATTCACGGTTCCGTTGGCGGACCGAACGACTGGGGGGCTTGGCAGGAGGCGGACGATGCGGGGGTAAAGGCAGTAATCGCCGCTTGGGGGACCGCCTGGACAGACCCCGGTAGGCTAGACCAAAGCGTTACCTGTTACTGCGGAACATATGCGTATACCCAGAACGCCGGGTTAGATAACGAGCGGGCGTTCTTCGGAAGATTCCAGTATGGGCTTAACCCGTCTGATCCGGCGTCTAACCAGCTATATCTTGAGGACCATTTAGCATCCGAGGAGATCGAGTTTAAGGAGGTTCTCACCGGGACCCCGTATGCCTATTGGGATATGAGCACATTTGACCATACTATTACCAATACATTAGTAACAAATGTCTTCGGTATCGAAGGATCCGCGAAGAACGATCTTGTCCAGTTTGCCTACGATATTGATAACGACAATACGCCGTCCTATTCTGCCTATAAGACCCTTGCCCAAATGCAGGCAGAACCGGATAAGCATGGGAAGTATTTCCATCTGAAGGCGAAGTTGATTGATGGCGCAGGAGCGCCTACTCCCTATGGTGGGGTTGTCTTTCCGGGGTCTTCTGATAATGAGGGGGAATATAGTTTTTTCGATTATGATGCCTCGACGACCCCAGAGTTCGGGATAACGACCTGTGTATTCAAGTATGGGCCGGACTTCACATTCGAGGGTTCCCCGACTAGCGGCGGTCCACCCCTTTCCGTTAATTTCTGGCCGATAATAGAGTCAAGTGCGACAGTAGTTTCCTCATGGGATTTCGGCGATCCCGATAGCGGAACGCTTAATTACTCGATGGAAACGACACCAACCCACGTCTACAATGATTATGGGGTCTATTCGGTCGCCCTTACCTGCGAGAATCCGTATACTTGGACTACGGTAACCCGATCTGATTATATCACCGTAATCGAACCACAGATAACCTACGCCGTAGATTTCGAGGGATCGCCGACTAGCGGGTATACCCCACTTAACGTCCAATTCTACGAGACGGGAAGCAACAAGATGGCAAAGGCGTGGTCCTGGGACTTTGGGGACGGACAGACCTCGGCAAACGCCAACCCGTTCCATCTCTATTCCGAGGCCGGGGTATATACCGTAGCGATGACGGGGACTAGCGTAGACGATGATTCCGATACCGAGACTAAGGTTAATTATATTACGGTAATCGACGAGGGGTCGCCCGGCCCGCAGCCGAACTTCTATTACGAAAGCTCCCCGATAGATTCACGGGGGGGTATTGCCCCGTACCATGTTCACTTCTATGATGCATCGTCGAATAATCCCGACACCTGGAGCTGGGACTTTGATGGGGATGGGGTCGAAGATAGTACCCTCCAGAATCCAAGCTATACCTACGATTCGGCGGGGACCTATTCGGTTACTTTGGGGGTTTCGCGGGACGGGGGTTCCGTGAACTCGTTTACCTGGGGGAATCTGATTAACGTCGAAAGCTCATGGGCTCCTTCGGTTTCGGATTCCTACGAATACGGATTCAAGATATGGCATCTCCCCTCGGCGAGCAGATATCTTGAGGGGGGACGGCACTTAATCTCTGATAATGCAGTAAAGCACTTCTCATGCTCCTATCTTGCTCGCGGGGGATTGGGCGGAGCGCGTCTAGTCTTAGCGAAGGAATGGACGAACCGGGCGTCAGAAGCTATAGAGATCGGGGACCCCATCGCCCTAATGAAGAAAAACTCCTCCGCCTATTCCGAGGAGGCTGGCTATATCCAGGTCTGGTACTACGGATACGTTTCCGAAATATCGAGCGATGCGGGATCGGACGAAGTTACCTACATCCTTGAGGGGCCGATGGGTAGGCTCGCCGGGATATATCCAGGCGGTAATTCGGACGACGATAAAACCATTTTCTATAAAACCCATATTTATAACATCTATACGGAGAACCCGAACGACCCCCGGCTTCTAGAATCAAGCTTCGTCATTGATAAGAACAACATCGAGGACATCGTAAAGGACCTATACGACCGATACCTCGCGACGCTAACCTTTTCGGAGAACCCGAACGATCTTGTCTATGGGGCGAGGGGAGTTACCCCTAGATTCTATTCGGAGGCGACCGCGGCGACTACGAACATTTTCTCCCTTCGCCTTGATGGGGAGCAGAGCCTTTGCGAGATAATGGATCAGCTCTGCATCCTCGCCGGGGATTACGTTTGGGGCGTCGATGTAAGATGCCATTATGGAGGTAGCCCCGAATCTATTGTCTACGTTGAGCCGGTATTCTTCTTCCGTAAGAGATCGAGAGATGCCGGATACCCCGCAACTGCCTCCTTTGCCTTTGGAGATAGATCCTACCCGCTAACTAGCATCACCGAGACGGAATCCCGCAGATACCTATATAACGAACTCGCCCTTGAGGGCGGGTATATGTACGGCGGGCTACCCTATGTCGTTCCCTATGCGAGAGTGTGGAGACATGCAGGGTCCATTGCTAAGTACGGCAAACGGCGAATCTCGATGTGCTTCCCGATGGCAAAGACCTATACCCAGGCGGAGCAGTATATCAACGAGTTCTTCTCTAAGTATTCCTTCCCCCACAAGTTCTACAGCGTTACTCAGATAGGATCGACGGAGCGGATACAGCCGTGGCGAATGGAATACTATATCAATGGGGACGGCGACTGGACGCCGGAGGGCGGCCACATTATGCTGAAGAACGAAAGCGGAGGGGTCGTCGGGGTCTACGAGTTCGACGAAAGTACCCTAAACATTCTAGGCCCCACATCTGTCTGGACGGTAGAGCTTGGTCCAAGGAATCCAAAGCTGAAATCCGGGATTTCCACCCTGACTACATCGGGCCTAGGTGGCTCCCTACATATCGGTCCTGATGTAAGCACCCAAGCCCGCAAGACACAAGAAGCCATTACCCAGGACGACTACGATACTCCATATAAGCCGGTTTACTTAGGATACGCCCAGGTATTATCGGGGGATTACGACGCCGATCTGAAGGATTATCTCTATACCATCATGCCGATTCAGGATCCTACGGGCATAATTGGCGTGGAACCGGAACGGATGGGGGAGTCTATCTCCGGCGTACTCAATATCCAGAGCGTCCTAATCATGCCTTCAGTTGCGGGGCACGGGAACCTTTCATATAGCGCGAGGAAGATCGTTCCGGGAACGATAGTGAACTACTATCGCGGGTGGAACCCAATAAAGCGCTCTTCATATTACTATATCGCGGAGCAAGGCCAGAGGCTTGTTGCATACAGCATCAACCCCGTGAATAAGGGGGTTGTATCCACATTCACGGTAACGGCGGATATCCCGCCAGAAAGCGCATTCTATAATGGGCTCCGGTACGACCATGTTGCTCCGACCGTACAGACGTTCATCCAGGGTGGTGAGAAGGAAGACTGGACCGTTTGGGCCTCCTGGACAATGGATGATAACCCGAAGCTTCACGTCCACGGAAGAACCGTAGATAACCTTCCCCGCAGTACGGCTAGCCTAACTGTGGATCTCTGGTTCCTCGGCAATATTGAAAAGAGGAGCGACTGGGGATTCGCCTGGCCCATACTATAATAAGATTTTTCCTATCACGAATCCCTCTTTTTAGGGGTATAATAATATGAAGGCCGACGACATTGACGCCGCGGACTGCGAACGGATAGTAAGGCTCTTCCAGCCCCTAATGCTACTTTCCGACTGGAGAATTGAGGTTAAGGACGGGGAGACTAGCAAGGAGGAAAGGGCCGAGGCGTATATCAACGGAGGGGCTAAAAGCCTCCTAATCCGGGTATTCTCCGATTGCGAGGCTGGAAGAAATGAAATTATGGTTCCCGTTGAGGAGACTATCCTACACGAAATGCTTCATGGGGTTCTTAATGATTTCTGTGAAAGCAGGGAACTTAAGGAAGATGATGAAGATTGGCTTTGCGACAGGTTCGCCGCTATTCTCTATAGGGTCTGGAGGAACGCGGATCGCCTAACGGCCCAATCGGAGTAAGCCTTATGTTGTACCAAAAGGTCTGCGAATATTGCGGGGAGCCGTTTGAAACTAGGGAATACCGGAGAAGATACCACCCGGAATGCGCGAGGAAATATAAGCGGGAACGGGCAAAGGAACTTCGGCGGGAAGATAGGAGGAGGAATAAGCAGGAGTTCACCTGCTCCCTTTGTGGTAAGAAGTATACGATCTCGATGTTGGGGAAGAACCTCGACGACTACAAACGGGCATGTCCATCCTGCCGACCAAAGCTTGCTCATGAGAGTAAGAAGAAAAAGGAAGAAGAACTATTTAGGGAGCTTAAGGAAACCCAGGAATGGTATGACAAGTGGCCCGTCCTTGAAGGCGACTGGATAGTCTCTGCGGATTTCCACGGCCACCGCCTCTTCCTCCCGATGCTAAAGAGGCTCATTACGATAGCCAAGAAGTTCGGGATACGGAACCTGCTCATCAACGGCGACCTCTTTGACGTGAATACCCTACAGCATTACGATATCTACGTCAAGGACTCCAACGTCCATAAGGAGATGGTGGCGGTTAGGAAGGTCATCGAGATTATCTTTATGCATTTCGACCGGGTAATCTGGACGATGGGAAACCACGACCTACGACTCCTTCGGGTAATGCAATTCGAGGTTACGCCGGAAGACTTAGGCAGACGGATATGTGATAAGATGGATTCCGGGGAGCTCCAGGCTTCGCTCTATCCCTACGCGGTAATCAAGGGGAAGTTCGGGGACTACCGAATCACCCACCCGAATTCCTATGGAAATAGGACGGGAACCGTACCTAGAGCCTTATGCCATAAGTACCACAAGCACTGTATCGTTACCCACGGGCATCATGGGGGGATGGAATGGGATGATAGCGGCGACTACATGGCGATAGACCTTGGGGCGATGACCCATCATCAGCTTCATCCCTACATAATGTTCAGCGATACGACGCATAAGAGATGGAATCGGGACTTCGGGATGGTCTACCGGGGGTCCTGGTATAGATTCACCGATCATCCCGCAGCGACCGATTGGGACTTCTGGCTAAAGGCGGTTGACCCGCGCAAGCTGGAGGGGAGAGAGAGAAAAGAGGAGATGCCCATTTGACTTTTCTTTACAAATGGGGTATAATGATAGAACGTTGGGGGCAGTATCCGCCCCTAAGCCGGGCCGCTAGGCGAGGATACTTCGCCGAGTGCCGTAGGTCAATCGGCCTGTGACGGCGGGTTATACGATTGGCACGACGAACCTTCTGCGGAAGGGGATGGCCGGTGGCCCGGTTATAAAATTCGCCGGAGTAGCTCAACTAGGTAGAGCAGTCGCCTTGTAAGCGAAACGTTGAGGGTTCAATTCCTTCCTCCGGCCCCTATGAAATTCAAAATCTACGGCAGGGAATCCTGTCCCAAATGCCAATCTACCCGGCGTAAGATTTTCCACCTGCTCAAGCGGATAGGAATAGAGGCGGCGATATCCTATATCGAGATGGATACGGTGGATGGGATGGCGGAGGCGATGTGGGACGATGCCTATGAAGTACCTACTACGATCCTCTCGCTTGGCGGGGCGGAGATATCCCGATGGAACGGACGGATTCCTAAGTCCGATGAATTGATTAAGGCGATGGGGGAATAGCTCTAATTGGGAGAGCGGCTGGTTTGCACCCAGTATGTTCGGGATTCGATTTCCCGTTCCTCCACAATATGCGGGTGTAGTCTTTAGGACGTCAAGAGACTAGGGCATTGCGCAATGCCTGAGTGGAAAATCAAATCTCCTCCACCCGCTCCAATTTTTAGCATCGTAGCGCAACGGTAGCGCAGCTCCCTGTTAAGGAGATGATTGGAAGTTCGAATCTTCCCGATGCTGCTGACGGTTACGTAGACTGGCGAAGTAAGTCACTTTCCTGTCAAGGAGGAGATCGCGGATTCAAATTCCGCCGTAACCGCCTTTAATTGCGGAGTGGAGCACTGGAGGCTCATGGGTCTCATACGCCCATTAAGGAGGTTCGATTCCTCCCTCCGCTACTATGGGGGCCCGGCTGTGACCCAGGAGATGGGAGTTCAATTCTCCCCATCCAGACTCGATAGTATCATTACCAGATATACATTAGTGGATAGGTTTTTATCAAGGTAGTATATGTCCTTTACCAGAGGTAAGGGACCCACAAAGGCTTCTGCCGCTGAGCCGTATCGGCGGCATACTAGCGGAGCTGGTGTAATGGTAGCATCCTTGCCTTCCAAGCAAAGGGTGGGGGTTCGAATCCCCCGTTCCGCTCCTATTAGGTTTTTGATATAGTAATAACACGGTAGGTTCTAACCCCGTAGCCGGGAGCTCAATTCCTATAAGGTCTGCCAACTTAGGAGAACAAGGGAATGGAAAAGAAATGGGAAGAAGATTCTAGTGGGGTCGGGAAACTTGCAGCAAGAATAGCGGTAAGGAAATTAAAAATAATGCTAAAGGTTTTTCAAAAGGAGGCTAAAGAAAAAGAACAGGTGAGTAGTGCAATAGGCAAACATACCAACATATAATCGATTCCTCTAGGGCCTGCCGACTTAGGAGAACAAGGGAATGGAAAAGCCCCACGGGATTATGTTCCACCATTTCCACGGGGGAGAGCATCCGAAGCAGCAAGGATCCATTTCGGAATCCGAATTCAACGGCCTACTCGATTTCTATTCCAGGGATCACGCCATCCTCAGCGCGGATGAATGGAAAAGACGGGCGTTCTGTCAAACGCTCAACGAGAATGATGTCTGCCTTACCTTCGACGATGGACTCCGGTGCCAGTACGACCTCGCGCTCCCCATTCTAAAGGATAGAGGGCTTACGACGTTCTGGTTTGTCTATACCGGGGAGCCGTGGGTAGAAATATACCGTAGGTTTCGGCATGAATTCTTCGATTCCATTGATAACTTCTACGCCGAATTCTATCGGCAGGCGAAGCTACAAGGGCTTGGAAATCTGTTCGACCGGATACCCATGCCCCTTAACTACCTTTCGGAATATAAGTTCTATTCGGATTCCGATAGACGATTCCGCTGGGTTCGGGATAGGGTTCTAAGCAAAGAACAGTTCGGTAGGATCATGCGCTCCTTAATGAATAGTAAAGATACAGACCCCGTAAAGCTAGCGGAGGGCCTAATAATGGGCGCAGAAGAATTCCAGGAATTGGTGAATAGTGGGAACGTCGTCGGGCTCCATTCCCATAATCACCCGACGAACATGGCAGAGTTAGGCGAGAGGGAGCAGCTCAAGGAATACTATTTCAATCAATCCCACATCCTCGGCGCGACGGGGATTCTAGCAGACTCTATGTCCCATCCAAGCAATAGTTATAGCGAGAAAACCCTACGGCTCCTAAAAGCAATCGAAATATCGCTAGGCTTCCGGGCGAACATGGAGGATGGGTACGGTTCTCTCTTGGAGATGCCGAGAGAGGATCATGCGAACATAATGAGGAGGATGAGGGAATAAGGATTACGGTGTTCACCGGGAACCAGCCGAGACATATCGCCCTAATCGAGAGGCTTGCGGAGAACCATAGGATATTCGTAGTGCAGGAGGTTACTACCCTCTTCCCCGGCTACGTTGAGGATTTCTATTGCAAGTCAAAAGCAATGCAAGAATATTTCGGTTATGTCCGCAGAGCTGAGCGGGAAATTTTCGGCCTTCCCCGCCTCCTTCCCGCCGGGGTTCGGGGGATTGCGATAAAGGCGGGGGATTTGAGGCTGATAGACCCCGACTACATCGATAGCGCCCTAGAATCGGATTTTTATATTGTCTTCGGGAGCAGCCTAATCAAGGGCTGGCTCCTTACGTTTCTCCAGGATCATTACGCAATTAACATTCACATGGGGATAGCGCCGCAGTATCGGGGGAGTTCCTGCAATTTCTGGGCGCTATACGACAGACACCCCGAACTGGTAGGTGCGACGATACAAACCCTAGCAAAAAAGGTAGACGAGGGGGAGATTCTTTTTCACGCACTACCCGCAGTTGAGGAGGTAAACCCGTTCGTCCTCGGAATGAAGAGCGTCATGGCGGCGCACATTGGGCTAACAAAAGCTATTAAAGGCGGGGAGATATTCAAAATGGAACCCGTTAGGCAGGACCTAAGTAAGACAATCCGGGTCACACGAAATAGGGACTTCACCGACAAAGTTGCCGAAGACTATCTACTCCTTAGCCCCCGATTTACTAATGGCGATCACGAGAAGGTACACAATAGGGCAATAGGCGATTTCGTCCGGCCTTTTATTCTAAATTAGATATGGACGTAGCGCAGTTTAGTCAGCGCACCTGCCTTGGAAGCAGGGGGTCGGAGGTTCGAATCCTCCCGTCCATACGAAAGAGGCCCCTTTGGTTCTCCGAATACTTTCCTTTCATCTCAACAGGTAGAACCCTACGATCATCAGCGCAACCCCAGCCCACTGTCTCATCCCGAACTCCGCAGCAACTCCAAGGTGAACGAGCATCAAGTTATGGCCAAACAGCATTAAGGAATCGTAAAGCAGGCCATCTCTTACAAGGTTCTTCGAGAAGTAGCTGACGACGGTCCATAAGCTAATCATCCCGCAGAGGATCATAAAGGCGAACCACCTGCCCCCGTAGAGATTGTTCTGCCGCGAAAGCCAGGCGTAGAATCCGTAGTAGATAAGAACCGGCGGAACCCACCAGAGCTGACGAAGCATTTCCTACTTCTCCCTTCTTCGCCTTGGCATATGTACCATGTAGTGCTTCTTTTACTTCCGCCGACGACGGAATCTACGTAGACTTCTAACTTCGGCTTTCATTTGCTTGCCTCATCCGCTCTAGGTTTCTTGGGCATGGGTTACTCCTTTCTGTGCCCGATAAGCAGATGCGCAATGAATAGTAGCCAAAGAAGCATAATAGCGATTTCATGTCTCAACACTTCCTTCCTCCTTTCAGGGTATCCAGCCCAGCCCTCTAGCTACAAACGCGGCTACCAGGGCTCCGGTGCAGATTGCTAGGAGTAGGTCATTCAGGAATTGGAGCACGAGATTTCCCTCCTTGCGCCCAGGGTGCGGTTAGCCAACGGTATCATTTCTCTTCCTTTCATAACGTCAGTAGCGCTTCCCTAAGCTCCATCTCTATCTTAACCATTTCCCTCCGTGAGATACCAAGCATATCCCTCATCGTTGTCCTAATCGTCTTCGTTCTTTTCGTCCCCCTTGTTCCCGCCCATTCATTCATCGTCTTAGCCGTATGGAGAACCTTTCGGGCGATAGGGGATAGGTCCACTTCCGCCAGCCACTTTTGCTCCCATATCCCTTCCAGGATTTCGCAGTCCTCATCAGAGGTCCGGGGCAGCCTCATGCTCTTCTGCCTTAGCTTCTGCTTCAGGAGAAATACGAGAAACGTAGTGAACTTCGCCCCCCGGTTCTCGTCAAACTTCTGCCCGGCTAGGAGATAGATAAGCACTCCCTCCTGGATAAGGTCCTCCACCTCAAGCAGGGAGGGAAAGGCGGCGACCTCTACGGCCTCCTTGACTATCAGGCCCATTACTTCGTCAAGGGTCGGTATCATCTCTGCTCCTCCTGCTTCCTAAGATCGGGATGAATTCCCCTACCGGAAGTTACGTTCTGCGGCGGTCTCGGTATGAATAGTGCCCAGGACTGCATATCGCTGGGGAGCGCATCGTCTACCTCGCATACGGCAACCTGCTTTACGTCCACCCCTATTTTTCTAATCTTCGAATAGAGAAAGGACGCTATCGTTTCGGTGGTATACGGATCACGCATATTGGCAGCAAATAGGGTTCCCGCAAGGGAACTAATTGCCGTTTTGATAACACTTCTATTCACTACCACTCCGCCCTCTAGCTTAGTAGTGGCGCAGGTAACATTAACCTTCCAGGTATGGGCATGGATATCGGTGGTATCGGGCGGGTGATAGTGCTTTGCCTCAAAGGTTTCGACTACGTTCAGGACGAATAGTCCTTCAATCATCTTTTAGCTCCTTTCGGCCAAACAAAATCAATATATCTTAGAGGGAAATCAAAGTGCGGCGCGTTCCTCAAGCGGAGATTCCACGCTGCATCTTTTACGGTAGATAGATCGGCTACGGAAAGAATCCAATCCCTCCCGTTCGTCGTTGTATCAAATCCTTTCTTCTCAAGAATATCCTGTAGTAGCAAAAGGAAGAGTCCGAGATGGGCGATCTCCCCCCACCGCTGATCCGCGCAAAGAACCAACGACAAAGATTCAGCCTTCTTCACATTTAATCTATCTCCATAACCCATGATTTTCGGGGCCTTGTCGAAGGCTCCCGCCTTTGCTAACGCCTCCTTAATCTCGGCGATGCCGGAGGTAAGAACCCTAGCCCGTTCTTGTTGTTCAGGGCTCTTATAAATAATGGAATCTGTTTTGCAAAGATCTATGAACCATTCCGCTTCTTTCAGTACCGCCTCAACCCCGTCTGAGTAGTTCTCACTCATGTTCCTATTCCCTTTCTCTTATATGGGCATCCCATGCTATATCAATCAAAGAACCACACCGCCTACATTGGGCAAGCTCGCCTGGGTTATCCTTTAGAGCCTCTAGCTTATCCAACGCCGCCTTAATCTCGGCGATGCCGTCGCGAAGGTCGTCTGCCTTTTTACAGTTTTCTGCCTTCATCGGATTCCGCGTTGATAGACGCGGGATTTCTGATAGATAAAAGTTCATTGTACTAGCCGCGTTTTCCAGCACCGCCTTAGCCCCATCACTAAAGTTCTCACTCATGATTCTAGCTCCTTCTCCCTAATCTTTGGCCTACAGAATATCCGCCCCTCACATAGGGCGGCCTCGAATTTCCCTTTATCGATCCATTGCCGGATGGCCTGAATAGTTACTACCATGTTCGCCGCCCACCATTGGGTCGTATGATATCCCCCGTCCGCCACCTGCGTTAGCGTAATCTCCCTTCCCGATTCCCTCAGCCTATCCTTGAGACTCATGATTCCTCCTTTTCGTCCTCTAATGGCCTAACTCCTTTTCATGGTAAATTATACATCCAAAGCCCTAAAGTCCCGCCATGGGGCGCATAGGCCCCTAGAATCGCCCCCTATGGCCATCATGTCTACGTTCCCGATATAAGTCCATTGAAATACGCATCAACGTCCTCTGGCGTCGCTTTACGTGCCGAGTGGTGTGTTCGCCGTTTCATCTCTATAGTCCCGAACCCGGAACCGGCGGATATCTTCTCCCCGATCTCCTTTGTCGTCTCGACAAATGCGGCACGCAGAAGCTGAATCCTAGACATATCTACTTCCCCCATGACCCGTTCGACTTCGGCTTTGCTCCACTTAGCAGCGTACTTAAGCTTTACCGCCAGCTCGCGGGCCTCCTTGTAGAATGAGACAAGCTTATCCCCCACGTTCTGCGGAAGCCCGTTCTCCACCCTGATCCCCCTAGCCTCCCTCAGAACCTTACGGATGCCGAGGACATCTGCGTTAGCAATAGCGCAGTGTAGCCGTTTTACAATATCTGCGGCTTCCTGCCAGACGAGATGCCCGGTTCTTAGGTCATTCGAGGCAATGGGGTAGATGCCGTACCACATCCTTGCCGAAGTATGCTTCGCGCCCTTGTTGTACGCGGTGATCCTCCCCTCACATTCCTTTAGAACATCGAGCATCTCCTGTCCCTTCCTGTACGGAAAGAAGAAACCGAAGGGGCCTTGGAACCCTGTCTTCGATAGTCTGCTGAGTATGGTCTTACGTAGCTTCCTTACCGCCTTATCTTCCTTCACGCTCGGACAGGACATCCTGATCTCCCAGCCCCCGGCCTCTGCCTCGCCGTCCGCCACGGGTTCCTGGAAGTCCCGCCGCTTGAGGGTACGGCATCCCTTCATGCTTATCTTGAAACCGACTATGTACCCCGCCTCCAGGTACGTTTTCTCGTTAGTCATTTCTCCTCCTTCTTTGCTTTTGTTATACCAGGAAAAGACTGAATCTGTTTTATTATGTTAAGCAGGTGGGGATGCTCCCTGGTTCCAAGATCTAAATAGGAAGCCTCCGCTAAATCGTGAGCTTCCTTCGTCCAGTTCTTTTTCTGGCTGTGCCGCTTTCTTTCATCTTCGACATCTTTTCTCCACTTCCAACAGCGCGGCTTCAACGGCTTACGCTCCATCACTAACTCCTTTCCTTTTCTGGCCACGGCAGGCCATAGTCTACCCGCCTAATCTTTGCCATCCTCCCGTCGGGATGGTGGAATACGACGCCCTCGAATCCCGGCCACTTGATCAAGAATTCTCTGATGGACTGGAATGTCCGCGGGCATAGGGGGAGCTGGTCATATCCGTGCCTCTCCATCGTCCAGTTCCTCCAGCCATGGTGATTCCCGTTTATCTTCGGCCCCATCAGCTCGTAGGTTCCGTCAGGGAAATACCCAAGTTCGACCATTCTCTTCGCGGCCTGGAAATGCTTCTCGTCCGCGGAATCACCGACGGGGATCCATCCCGGCCAGTGCCCGGTATACATATCCGGCCTTCCCTCACAAGCCTCCCATTCCGGCGGGGCGGGCTTGAAGTCTGCGGGATACCAGGGAGCCCCCCGCCTCCGCGCCCCCTTCGTTACCTTCCTATCGTACCTACGGAAGAATCTGACATTATCCCGGACCATCACCGCGGTTCCGTCCCACTTGACTGTAGCAACACCTTCCCCCCTAGAAACCCATTCGCATTTCGGATTTATCCGCGATGTCATGACGGAGCGCTTCGGCCCGGGGGTATAGTAGGAATCCGGGCGCTCCTCGAATATCCTGACGAACAATAGCGGTATCTTCTTCATTTCTCCTCCTTCTTTCCGGCAGCCAGTTCTTACACCAGCGCTGTCCTTGTACTATCTTATCCTTTGCACATCTAGCATGAAAGCGGCAGGTCCGGCAGGTCTCCTCCCGTTCCCTCTTTCGTAATTCCTTAAGCTTATTCAAAGCATCTCGAAATCCGCTTGCTCTTTCAACTCCAGTCGCCCATTCAAAATATTCTCTCCGCTCTTGAAGATATTTGCTTAGTTCCTCAATCAAGTCCTCTCTCATTTCACCTTCCTCCGAAATGCTATCTTCCGCCTAATACCAACGAACTATCCTATCCCCCCTCCGCTCCTCGTGCATTAACTTTTTCATTCTATCTCCTCCACGGTTCCGTTGGGAAAGATGATCTTAACCGGAACCCCGGACTTCCTAGCGTACGTCACGGTCGCCCACGTTCCGGAACGCCGGGTCTCCCCATCCCTCTTTGGAATTGCGATAAGTACGTCAATCTCCTTTACCATCTCCCTATTCCTTTTAAGATACGGCCTTTCGGGGCGGATAAATCCCGACTTGCAGAATGCCCTATAGGTTAGTACGTCAGGGGGATGGATAATTATATCCCTAACTCCCAGGGTCTCGGCGGTCTCATGGGCCTCCGCATCTACACCTACGCAGTCGCCGTGGTGTAGCTGCTCCGGTGGCCCCATCTCCTCAAGCATCCTCTCAAGGGATACAAGCTGCTTCAACGTCATCCCCTCCCGCGTTCCCGTAATTCCTACCTTCATTCGGGTTCCTCTTCCTTTCTCCATTCGATTAGTTTCCTCATTACCTCTTCCTCCTCCGCCTGGATTTCTATATCGTCCTCGATTCGGGTTTTCTCCCAATCTCGAATCCGTACCCTCGCTTCGTTCGCGAATATCTCATTCATTTTTCTCTCCTGTTGGAACGCTTTAGTCCAATCAAACGCAACCATATCCGCCTGCGGCTCCCGCATCCGCCCGAACGCCTTCGACGATAGCGGGGGCCTTTCGCCAAGTAGTCTTTTCCATTGGAGATGATGGGCTACCTCATGAGCGGCAACATAGACCATTACGTCCTGAAGGTCCTCCATTATAAGGGTTAATTGATCGTGCCCACGATAATGTCTTCGTAGCGTATAGGGAAACGTAATCTTAGTCCGCATTAGCCATTCTTGATAATACTTCGTTATCCTTGCCTTTGCCGTTTCAAAAACGGGGTGATATTCCCCCGTCCAGAGGCTTTGCCTTCCCCGTCCCCACTTCATCTCGACGAGGAACTCGGTGGTCGGGGAGTCTACCGCGAACTGTTCTGCCTTCCATCGGATGAAGTCGGCGGCTAGGGCAAAGAATTTGGGGTGCCTAACCTTCATCTATCCTTCTCCTCTTGATTTTCTTCAGCTCTATCGGACGCCTCTCCTCAACATGGCATATCCCGCCTCGATCCCACCAAACCTCCCCGCCGAACCAGGAACCGTCCTCGTTCTGATATAATGATAATGGCTTCCTCCCTCCGGCTTCGACGCCTATCGCCTGTACGATTTTCTCGAAACCCTTTTGGATTCTTGCCGAGGGTATCTCCCTTCTCGCCAGAACGTAGGTTACGGCATAAATTACTTCGCCGATCTCTACGGCGTCCCCTACCATTAGGCTTCCCAACTCCCCCCTAAGGCCGTTGATCCTTCGCCTCTCCGCTAAGCCACCCTCCCCCTCGATTCGCTTTCTACTCGGCTTAACCGAGGATGGCCTTTTCTTCTTGCTTTCAATCAGTTTCCTAATCGCCATCTCTTCTCCTATTCGACGTTGACAAACTTCATCGCCGTCTGTAACAGATGATTATAGTCGCCCGTTGTCGCCTCTTTAAAGAAGTCGTCCGCCGCATCTTCATGCCCCGCCCTTCTTAGTGCCTTCCTTACCGCACCCAGGATCGAGAAGGCATTCCCGTCCCTTCCGGTAAGCTGAACTGTTACGTCCGTGTATTTCGGTTCCATCATGTCTCCTCCTTTGCGCCCGTAGACGCTGTTATAGCTGGGTTTGCATCCAGCGGTTAAGGGCTTGATTCTGCTTTTGGATAGCGCGCCGTTCCTTTGCTCGGTCTCGCCTATAGGCTCTCAGCGCTTTAACAGCAGCACTCCACTTACCTTGTTCGCGGTAACGCTGGAGCATTGCGAATACTCGGCCCTCGCGCTCGTCGAGCTTATCCTGATCTGTCAAGATCATCTCTCAAAACCCTCCAACTAGCGCTATTCTTGCGGCGTATATGCCTAGCGTTAAGGCTAGGCCGATGAAAATGGCGATTAGGGCGTCGAGCATGGGGTCTCCTTTGCTATACGTTGCCAAGCGACTTGTGAGCAGGTGCGGTAAAGTATGCCTTGTGCGTAAATCATGCCAGCTTTCCACGCAGGCCATTCGTCGCTATGATCGTTTGTTGGGGCTACCTGCTCGGTGGTGTCTCCTATTTCAATCTCGCGCTTGACTTGCGCATCGAAGCGGTCAATTATCTCATTTACAAGAGCAAATTGGTCTGCCATTTGTCCATCACCGCCTTTCTAGGCTTGAGTAGTGCCGCTGGAGGTCTTGAGCCTCCTGGGGCCTTGAGCCCAGCGGCAAGGGTGCTAGTGAACCAATCTCCTATGCTCTCGACGGAATTCTTCTTCTCGCATGTCAGCAGCAATTCCGTTGATTACTTGCTGCGCCTTATCCAGCGCCGTCCGTTGCTCATGGGTAAAGGTGTCAACTGTCGACAATTCGTGCGAAAGAACTTGTCCAAGTAGATTAGATATCGCTTGGAGCCGCGCAGTAACGAGGGCGCTACCTACCGGATACCATCCATCTAAAGCCATTATCTACTCACCTCCTTATTAAAGAAGATCACCAGTCCATCCAACTCCCTATCCCAGAATACTACGGGCTCCTCGTCCGACGCCGCCCCGCTAACCGTAAGCTGCGCGGCGTCCCCGTCGTCGTCGATGTCCGTCAACGTCGGGAATATTTCGACCTCCTGCCAGCTATGTACTCTCCTCATCTTACTCCTCCTCATATCAGGTCGATTACATTCTCTTTCTGCACTATCCCCTTCACAAACTGACGCCAAGAATCATAGACGCAAATACACTCGTCGCTAAAGACAACGAAGTGCCCATCGCTCGGCCTCTCCTTGACTATTAGCCACACCCTACCGCTGCGGTTAAGTGCCTGCCCTCTGAAAATCTTCGCCGCCGTTTTCGCCTCCACCTCATCAAACATTGCTTCTCCTCCTCCGTCTCCTCGGTTTCCGTTTTCCGTATCCCTTATCATCATGCCTAAAGAATACACCCCTACTTCATGAAAGCAAAGGACCAAAAATAAAAAAATACCATCAATCGACGTAAGTCCTTACTACATAAGGGAAAATAGCGACGAAATTTCTTTTGATCTTACCCCAAAACTGGACTGAAAGCCGGGGCCGAGGGAATCATCCGTACCAATTCCCCCCTTCCTAGCGAGTCGGGGTCCTCGCCTTCAGGGAGCCGCAATACACGGACATCGGAGACAAACGGAAGCATCTCCTTAGCCGCCTTTAGCGCGTATCCGTAAGCGTCGGAATCCCACGCAAATACGAGCTGCATCGGGCGGAGAACCTTTATGAGCAGGAGCCTTCTCACCGGGGAAAGGTTCGTCCCAAATGTAGCGAAGCTCCCCTCCCCGATACGCCACTGATCAAATACGCCCTCCACAATGATTACCCTCCGCACCCTTTCCTCCGGATAGGGATAGAGCATCTCATTTATTTCTTTGAACCCATTAGCAGTGAGCCAAGAAGCCCGCGCCCTCCCAGATACATCCCTTCCCTGAAATCCGCGAACCTCCGTTCCCCTATAAATCGGGACGATGAGCCGGTATCCCCAGCGGCCCCCCGTAGGACAGTAGAGAACATTATGGTCGATACAGGTCTTGAGGGTGATTCCCCGTCTCTCCAGGAATGCGCGGAGCCATCGATTTTTCCGGATAGTTCCCGCGGAAACGGGGACGGCCTCGTTGGGAATTTTCTCAACGGGATCGCGGGGCTTAGAGATTAGCTGTCGGTCAAGGATTTCCCTAACCTTCGATAGCGCGTCCTCCTCCGCGACGGGGGCCTCAACCCCCAGGAATCCGAGGTACTCGTCAACCGGGATTCCCAGGGCCTTCGCGAGGCGGGACGGAGTTCCCCGACTCCCGCATTTCCAGCATGAGAAATTTCCGGGGGGGAATACCCCACAATGAAACCCGGAATCATAGCAGAACGGACAGGCAATGCCGACGCAGCGGAGGGTAACATCCTTAGTGAGGGAGGCGGGTATCCCCTTATGCTCGAAGAATTCGGCGAGGTCCTTGCGGGTCATCTTCGCCTCATATAAACGGACGGATTACGGAATCCTCTGATACGGGGGGCCGCTTCCTCTTTGCGTATGGATTCCTAATCCGTCGATTCGCCATCTCGCAGTAATCCGGGTTGAGGTCTAGGCCGATAAATCTTCTATTCAGTTTCCAAGCAACCACACCCACCGTACCTGAACCAGCAAAGGGGTCGAGGACGAGGCAGGGATCAAGTTTCTGATCCGGCGGGGGGATATAGTATTTTTGCATTTTCGTAACCCACTGCACCTCAAAATCGACCACGCTATCCCATACCTTGATGTGCCTTTCCTTCCACTCGCCCTCACAGGAACAGGTGGGTTGCCATCCATTGGCGTGACCACGCCTAACGGGGCTATCATAATCTCGTGGTGACTTTTCTTTCTCCATCACCCTCTCTTGCGGAGCCCCACATTTCTGGCAGCACCCCTTCTCGCTCGTTCCCGCCTTAATCAGAGGCATTACCAATCCCTCTGGAAACGTAGCGAAGTGGGCCTCCTTGAATCCCGCCGGGTTTACAATTAGTGCTAACGGGTCGCCCCCCTCATTCCATAGGCCCCGCCACGACTCGAAGAACCAATCGGAATTCCGGCGGCTACGACCAGAGGACGGCCCCCAACGTTCTCCCATCTCCTCTACGGCATCCGGTTCCGAGCGCTTTCCGCCCATCTCTACGCCATGCCAACCGGATTTACACCGTTCAACCGTAGAACCCTTCAGCCTTACTTTGACTGCCTCCCCATCATAAAAGTATCGGGCGCTTTTGGTTAGCAGGAAAATATATTCCACGGCGCTCGTCGGCCTATCCTTACAGCTCTCAGGCATTGCCGATCTTTTGAGCCACGGGATCATGCTCCGTAAATACCAGCCGTCCGCCTGGAGAGCTATCGCAAGCCTCGCTGGAATCATGCATAGATCTTTAGGCTTGAGGCTGTCCACGAAACGACGCTGCTTACCCTTAAAAGCTTTTAGGGTTGCCTGTGAGTCAAGCGGGCCAACCTTATTGCCCCCGCCGTGCGTAGAGGCGGCAGAGTACGAATCGCCCATCACCAACCACAGCGTCCCGTCCTTCCTAAGCACCCGCCTTACCTCCCGGAACACCTTAACCATCTTCTCGATATAGGCTTCCAGGGTTTTCTCAAGGCCATATTGCCCCTCTACATTATACGATCTTAACCCCCAATAAGGGGGAGAAGTTATGCAGCACTGAACACTTTCGCCCGGCAGCTTTGCCAAGCCTTCCAGTACGTCGAAACAATGTACCTTCCCTAGTTCCAAATTCAATTTCATTTCCTACCCTCCAGATATGAGAATAGTTCCTCCCTAAGATCCTTTCCTTCCTTGTTAATCGCAAGCATCCGGGAATCGAAGCTCCCCTCCATCAGTAGGTCAATGAATACACAGGTATCTGCCCGCTGTCCTCCCCTTAGTATCCTCCCCTCTGATTGGTCCCGTAGGATAGCCGAGGGAACGTTGGAATAGTATATCTCAAGACTCGCCACCTGAAGCCCGTCTATCCCTTCCCCCCCGCTCTGTGGCTGGGCTATCATAATCTGCGCGTCCCCCTTCTCAAATCGTTCCATCCCGATCTCTCTCTCCCTCGTCGGTATCTCCCCACGTAGCGAGGCGAACTCCGCACCTATCCTATCGCACATCTCCTCCAGCATCCTCCCCTCCATAACGAATCTATGAAAGATAATCACCTGTTCATTCAGTGCCCGGATGAGCTCGGCCAGGTCGTCTATCTTCGGGTTGGACTTCAGAATTACCTCCTCCCCTTTCGGCCCTATGAACCCCCCGGCGATCTGGAATAGCCGCATCGCCTTCGACTCCGGGGAGAACTTCCATGCCTTATCCCCCAATTCCGCCTTGAGTTCCTCGGAGACGGATCTAAAGAGCCTCCATTGTTCCTTACTCGGCTCCACCCATCTCGTTTGGTAGATAGCTGGCGGGAGGCCCAGCATTTCCTTCCGCTCATAGGTCAGCACCGAATCCCTTAGCCTACCCATAATTTCCCTTTTCGCCCCGTCCTTCGGATACCAGTTCCACCCCATATAGTCCTCGTCAAAATATTTACTGCGAAAGGCGAAGAAGTTATAGCCAAGAGAAGCTCCCCCGTCCAGTATGTTCATCTCGGACCATAAGTCCAGCGTAGCCCGATTCACCGGGGTCGCGGTTAGTTCAATTACCCACTTCACTCTTTGGGATAGCTTTGCCGCGATTTTCGTCTGGATAGCATTATAATTCCGTAGATGGTGTGCCTCGTCTAGGATAAGCCCATCTATCCCGATATCGTCGAAAAGGGACGGGTCAATGGCGTATTTCCTAGAGACTTTACTATCCGGCGATGTTCTTCTTCGTATTATGCTATGCTTCGTCTCTACCTTCGTACCAAACATATTCTTGAGGGACTCGTAATTGGTAACGATAAGATTTACGGAGGATTTCTCAAGCTGCCCCCGCTTCTCCTCCCCCGTCCCAACAAGTTCCTCGATTTCTACCCCCGCCTTCGCCGCCTGTTTTCGCCACGTACGCTTTACAGGATTCGGGCAGACAACCAATATCTTTCTACAACCCCATAGCCCCATCATCCAAATCGAGGTAAGAGTTTTTCCCGAACCTATCCCGTGCCAGTAGGCAATGTGGTCCCTGCCGTCCACCCCAAAGGCCATCGAAACGCGCTGATGATGATAGGGATCAAGGGTAAAGTCGATTCCCTTGAATTCCCTTTCGAGTTCCTCCGGGGCAATCCGTTTGTAATCTACGGCATAAAGCCTCTCTTTAGGAACGGATTCCCCACAGACTTCCTTCAGGGTTTCCTTTAGCCAGTCATCACTCAATTCCTACCCTCATCAGGTCTTGAATATCAATCATGCCTACGGGCTTACCACCGCCATCGACAACGGGGATCTCGTCCACTTTATGTTCCTTCATAAGGGCATAGGCATCAAGGGCGCTATGGCCTAAAGAAATAGTAATGGGATTCTCCGACATCGGTTTTCCAACATTGGGGACAACGTGGGTTCCTTTCACCAGGTTTGATTCTTCGAGGTAGGAGATTATCCATCTTCTTACATCTCCATCCGTCATTATTCCTTTCAATACCCCGTCAAGATTGACTACACAGATAGCCCCCCCTTTAGCCTCTGTAATCTTCTGGAGGGCCTCCCGAATCGAACACATACTAACACAAGTAGCAAACTCCTTCCGCATCACATCGGAAGCCTTCAGGTTCCTTAGCCCTATTCCCCCGCCTGGATGGGTTTCGCAGAATTTATTCTCGTCGATTCCCGCCCGCCTCATTAGGCAGATACAGATTGCATCCCCTACCGCCATCATCGCGGTAGTCGATAGGGAGGGAATAATGGGGTCCTTTATCGGCCCCGTCCAAAGAAGGATAGATGCCCTCCGCGCAAGACGGGATTCCCTATTCGTAGTTACGACAAAGATAAACATCACCGGTATCCTCTTCCGTAGGTACTCCATTAAATCTACTAACTCTTTCGTTTCCCCGGATGCGGAGAAAATGAAGAGGATATCATATATAGTTAATGATGCAACGTCCCCATGTTTCGCTTCAGTCGGGTGGAGGAACGGCCCAGTCGAATATCCCAGGCTCGCTAAGGTTGCCCGGAATTTTTCGGCGACGAACCTAGATTTACCTACACCAGAAACGTAGATGATCCCCTCGTTTTCCTCGATGCTTTTCACTACCCCCTCGATAGCGTTCGGAAGGCTTACCATGCCCGCCATCTCCTCCATGATTTCACTTAGCCCCATAAAGTAGTTCTCCGTTATTTTCGCGACGCTCATCACATCCACCCCCATTCTACATAACTCCACGGCCTAGTTAAATACATCTGTAACGCAACGAGGGACATTTCCATCAACGGCTCCGGGTCCCTGAATACCGCGAGATGCGCTTCTCCCTCCCTCAATCTCTCTTCCTCCTCTTCGGTTATATCCCCGATAACGAACCGTCGCGGGAACGCCTCCCCGAAAAATGTTAGCATTCTCGCCTTACCGACATCCTCGATAATCCAATCCTTTCCCTCGATTCTCCTCGTCGAGGAAAGTGCCTCTCTAATCCTTTTCCACACCTTGTCGTTCATGGGGTTTACTCCATAAGGCGAATTGTCCCGTCTCGAATTGCCTCCTCACGACGCACTTGCCAAACTGGGGGCCTGAACGGTTCGCCGAAACGTATAGAATGGCCTCTTCGCTCGCATTATCCCGTTGCTGCCTATTCTGCCAGATGGCGATACCGAGGTCGATGTTCCCCGCCTTACGAATATCCTCGGCGAAATCGTCCATTTTTGGTTCGCCCGACGATACTGCCTGCCGCCGCACTTGGGATGCAGTCACCATCAGGAGATTCCTTTCGTCGGCCACCCGCTTATGCCAGATATACAGTTCGTTAAGGCGGTGACGTAAGTCCTCATTGCTCTTCGATGTCGTACTCATCAGGTCCGCATAATCGTTCAGGATTACGTCCGGCGTAAAGTTCTCAAACGTCTCAAGCTGGTTAAGGTATCTCTCGATCTCCTCTGGCGTCGCCGCACCCATCGCATATTTCTTTAGGATTAGTCTCCCCTCGTGCGTAAGGATTTCCTTTCGCTTCTTCTTCACTGCATCCTGATCAAATATAGTAGGTCTGAACTCCCGCCTTCGGATATATCTCCCCCTATTATCCTCCCCAAGCTCCCAATCGAAGAATTCAATCTCTCTTCCCTCCTCAGTGGAAACAAAGCTCCCAAAGGCCATATCGTATCTATCCTCCATCTCCTCCATCGTCATCTCATGGGAAATGTGAAGTACCTTCAAACCCCGTAGCATCGCGTACTTCCCGATATGAATCAGGAACCATGACTTCCCCGACTTAAACGCCCCCTGTATACAAACGAGCTTCTTCCTCTTAAGGTAACCTATCATCTTATCCAGGTCGTCAATCCCCCAGGACATTAGCTTATCAGTCTCTTCCTTCTTGAATCTAATTGGTATTTTCGTAGGGGAATAGACGAGCCCCTTATCGTCCGTCCCCACCCCGGACTTCAGCGCCTTATACATCAAAAGCTGGGCTTCTACAAACTGCTCCTTCGAGAGAAGTTCCGCAAACTTAATTGAGGCCGACTCAAGCTCCCTTAGCCGAACGTAGTCGCTATACCTCTTAAGAATATAGTTTCGGTTAGGCGGGCCGAGTGCCTCCAGCTTGGCGACGTAGGAAAGGAGGAGTTCTTTTTCGCTATTCGGCATATCGAGGGCCTCGCGGACGATCTCGTCCTCGATATGCTGTTTGGGGGCCGCCCCGCAGGCGTCGAAGAACTGGATGCATAGCTTAATTAGTGTCCTCGCGGCGGCGGAGGTGAACTGCTCCGGCTTAAGGGTTTGCCTTATGGTTTTCAGAAAGTCGGCGTCGGAGATGCATAGCTTAATCACCGAGTCCTGATAAGTCTGTTCAAGAACCTTCACTCAGGGGCTCCTCCTGATATACAAAGCATCTTCTCGCGAAGTAGTTTTAAGACATCTTTAGCTATGTCAACTATACCTCCGTAGAACGCCGTTCTATGTTTACTATCACTAGGGCACCGCCCCCCTCCCCCTATATTATACCGGGCAATTGTTTTTACTATCCACTTCTCTAATTCTACTTCTGGTATATTGCTACGAAGATATTTTAGGATATCTCCCGCCATAGCGTACTGCCCTTCATTAAACGCCGCCCCCACCTCATTGCCCCGCTCTATTTGCTCCCATCTATCCATATCGGCTAGGCGTATTCTATGGTTCAAATTCTTCTCTAATATAACTCCTAGATGAACATTATCTAGCATCACTCCACCTCCTTTTAGAATCATTTATCTTCTCTTCTATCATCCAACTATGTCCCTCCGCAGTCAGCGTCCATCGGCAGACGCCGAAGAACCCCAATTCCCAATCAAGATACGGGGGTTCAAGAAACCTACTTGGAATAAGCGGATTAGGCATCCATAGGCTCCTCCGAAATATATGGCGGGGTTGCGCCAAACTGGGAGGCAAGTATGGCTATCGCACAACAACCCCTCTCGCGATTACGCTTATCATACGTCCTCATCCACCAAGCGCAGTCCTTCCCCATACAATGACAAGAGGTGTCCTCCGGCCCTATTGCAAGCAGAGGGCAGATCAAATCGCTCGCCCTTTCCATCTCTATTCCCCCTTAAAAAATACAGGCATTACTACATATTTATATCTCCCATCGTCCATCCGAACCGAAGCAGGAAGCGTTGGCTCCTTTACCATGAACGGAATAGTCGTCTCGTCCAGCTCCTTTTTCACCGCGGCTAGGAAGTCCTCAAGGAAATGGGGGTTAAACCCGATCTCCATTGGACTACCTTTATACGTGCCGCCGGGAATCAACGCCACCGCCTTCATCCCTTCGCTATCCTCTGCATCAAGATTGATTCCCTTTCGGCTTAGCTTAAACCTGACAGCAGGAGAATCCCGGTTCACTGCCACCGAAACCGCATCAAGAGCATCCCCCAATGCAGCAATCGGAAGGTTTACACAGATATAACCCTTATCTATGCCGTCGAATACTGTCTGGCATGGGGGGAATTGCCCTTCGATAGTACGGGTGGCCACCTCTCCCTTCGGCGTCTGGAAGACAACTACGTTTTCCAAGTCGGGGAATATCCTAACTTCCCCCTTTCCGTCAACCATTCCCCGAAGCGCCTTAATCGCCTGGATCGGCAAGATGGCCTCGAATGGAACTACCTCCCTCTCTATGGGCTTCTTTCCGTCATCTAGAAGGTTTCTCTTCAGAATCGAAGAAGTAGGGTTCAGCTCGTATCTCGCAATCCTCTTCATATCCGTCGCAGTCAGGCAGATTTTCTTACCCTTCTCGACACTAAGGAGGAGGCCGTTCAGTGCATATCTCTTCCGTTCCCTTGCCATTGCAAAACTCGTGAGCCGGATACCCTTGAGAATCTCCGCCCCCGGAACTACAACTGATGATCCTTCCGCTTGCGGGACTTCGGGATAGTCGGCGGGATCGTCCGCCAGAATCTCCACTTCCCCGCCGCCTGCTACATCCAGGAGGACACGGCTTCCCACAGCTTCGTCATCCGGGGTACGAATAGTGATAAGCCCCTTCGCCGCACTAGCCGGTCCCAGGAGTCCTATGTAAGGGCAGGCGATGTTTCCCTCTTCGACGATCTCCGCGTCTAGATTCACCCGTATCCCTACCTCTAGATCGGTCGTAGTCGCCGTTATCTTCCCTCCCCCCGCCTCCAGAAGTACGTCCGCCAATATCGGCTTGAAGTGGTTCTTCTTGGAAATTACCGGCCCCAATAGGGATAACGACTTCTTCAACACCTTAGAATCCACGACGATCTTCATCTATTCCTCCTTCTCTATAATTTCTTCCGTGTAATCAAACCATGACGGGAACTCAAAATTCCAAGCGTGCATAAAATCGGCCTCTCCATTTGCGATCCGTCTTGCCTTAATCTTCGCAAATTTCTCGTTCCTTGCCCGTACTTCGATCCTTCGATCACAATGAATATTAGTTGAGACCTTAACGAGATACTTCACTTCTACTCCTCCTTTGCTATCACGATTTTCCGAATCCAGAATCTAAGTTTCATTCTCAAGGCGTCCAAGTCCATCCGCTCCCCCGGTGTCAGGCCGTTCTCCTCGTCGTCTGACTTATTACGGAGGAAAGTATGTATCCTCCTAAGCGTCCATAGCCTATCTCTCATAGAACTCCCTTTCACCTTATTATACCCCTAGAATCTACTTCCGGGGAAAAGTTTCTGGAGATATTGTACGAAATATGAACTCCAGAATTGCGAACTCGACAGCATCCCAAACCGAACCAGGCCGGGGGCGGCATAATCAATTAGAGCACGAAATACTATTCCCACCAGTTCGTCCTCATCCGTCGGGACCTTCCCGATATAAACCTTCAGCCGCTTTGCCGCTATGACAAAATTTCGATATTCATAGGATGGGTTCGACAATTCTAATGTCTTTCCAGATACTAACGGGCCGTAGGATGCTATCAGTTTCCCGGTCAGTTCGGGATTCTCGTCCCGTATCGGCTGCGGATCCTCCCTCTCCCACCATAGCTTTTTCCCCTCCTTCTGCGCCTTGAGGATCGCTTTCAAAAATGATTCTAGATTCTTGTATCCGTGGTTCATCACAGGACTTCCCCAAAGATGCCTTCCCCCCCGGCACACATCGAGATAGATATAGATTCTCTCGATAATCTCCGTATGGCTGAAGGAAAGCAGGGCTATCCGCAATCCCTTTCGGAAGGCCGCGGAATCCTCCTGTTGCTGGTTCCTGGTCTCCTTTGGCGATAGGGGACGGGATAGTTCGTTCCAAGCGGATAGGATGGTACATTCATCCTCCGTTAGCGGTGGCTGCTTCTCCTCCCTCTTCCTACCAAGAATCTTTCGGGGACCCCTCGATTCTACCGGGGTGATCTTGATTCTACCCATCCCCGCCCACCCACGAATGAAGGCTTCAACGGGAATCTCTATCTCAAGCCTTATTTTCTTTTTGTCCATTATTTTTTCCTCCTATTATACCATAAATGGCTTCAACTTCATAAAACTGAACCCCACATATATATCCCTATATACCCTTCTTTTCTCCCCCCTGATTTCCCCCGATTTCCACCACCCCACCCCCCCTCTAAAGAGGGGGGTGGTGGGATGGATTGGAAAGACACGGGGAGGAATATTCAGGTTGGGGGGAGGAAAGGAAAAAGAGGGGATATGAAAATATAGAAAAATAGAATGGAAAAAATCTAGACTATTAGTATTGAAATAGATATTCACCCGGCAAGCCTTTAGGCTAGAGAAGTTTATCCGTCCATCTTGTTATACCAGAAAAATTTTCCATCCGTTCGGATTTTTTTCCTACGGATGGATTTATTCTTGGGTATAATCAAGTGTAGGGCAACTCTTCCCCGATTCCTTTTGGAGGTGGCCGATGAAGATTGATCGAGCAAAGTTAGTCGGAGTTCTTGAATCTCTATCCCCCCTAGCATCCGCCGATTTGCTGACGGCGTTCAGCCGACATGCGGCGTTCCTTGGGGACAGGGTGCTTGCTACGGATACGATGGTATGGGGAGAGATGAATTCCCCGGTTGATATGAGGATTGCCCTTGACGTTCCGAAGTGGCTTGCCCTTCTCAAGTCCCTGAAGAAGCATAAGAGCGTCGAGATCGCCGTAGATGAAACGGGGAATCGAGTAGAATTAAAGGCCCCTCGGCATTCCTCGAAGCATATCTCCACAGTTTCCGTTGATGCCTTTCCTGAACGGCCTTCTCCGTCGGACAAGGCTTCCCCTTGGGATATGGATGCCGAGGAGGACGAGAGTACATTTTGCATCGGCCTTGAGAAGTGTGCGGCCCTTGCGGCTCAGGCAGGCGGGGAATACGGGGCTATCTACCTCTCCGAGGATGGGATGTACGCGACAGATCGCTATCGCGCCTGCTGGTTCCCGTTTGCCTTCCCGCATCTCAAGGGGGGGAAGTGGGTGGTACTCCATCTTCGGTTCGTAGATATGCTGAGGAAGTGGGGCGTCCCGGAGAGTCTAAGGCTAGAGGGAGGGGTTATCGAGGCGGCATACGAAGATAAGAAACTTTCCGGTAGGTTTAGGGAGGAGAAGTTCCCCGAACCCCTGATTAAGCTTCTCCATGAGGGAAGTAAGTCTGAGTTCAGTCCCTACCCCGACGATTTGGGGGGGGCATTATCGCGGCTTGCGTTGGTGAGGGCGGACACGAAGGAGGAATCGGGGCTTAAGATTAGCGGGGGTGGCTGGAGACTGGTACACCAGGGCGTCGCCGGAGAGGTGAGCGAGAATCTCATAGGGAAATATGATGTTGAGGCTCCGATTGATCTGGAGATATATTCCGGGTTCTTCACCGAGGCGATAGGGAGGACGGATCAGTGGGTAGTGGTAGATTCGGGGGATTCGGCGAAATTCTACTTCCGGGACGAGGATACCGGATTTATAGAAATGGTGGCGGTTGGAAAGGGAAAGTGATTCGTGCCTATTAAGAGTTTACTAAGTGCCTGTGAGGTATGTTCCCTGAAGAACTCTTGCCAGAGCCCTAAGATCGATCCCTACGGCGAAGGTGGGAGGAGGATTCTCATCATTGGGGAGGCCCCTGGTAAGCAGGAGGATGCACAGGGAATACCCTTCGTCGGCCTTTCCGGTAGGAAGCTGAAGAAGAATCTTAGAGCTGCGGGCATCGATCTCGATAGGGACTGCGTGAGGACGAACATAGTCCAGTGTTTCCCCGGAAATTCCTCCGTGAACTTCGATCAGGCGAGGAAGTGCTGGGAAAGGTTGGAAAAGCAGATAGAGGAGGCCAATCCCGATCTTATCATTGCCCTTGGGGGTAAGTCTGTTTCCTTCCTATTGGACGAACTGTGCGGGTACTCTGCGGGGGGGATCAATATCTCAAGTCTTCGGGGACAGATTATTCCGGTAAGGAAACTGGATTGTTGGATGCTCTGTGAGTTTCATCCGGCATATCTTCTTAGGCAGGAGGACCCCGTACTTGACAGACTGATGGTTAGGGATTTCGGGGAGGCCGTCGGGAGGATGAAGGAACCACTACCGGAACTTCTTGATCCAAAGGGATTCGAGATAATTGAATTGGTAGGGCGGGCGGAAACTGTTTTCGACGGGCTTATCTCTATGGGTTCTAAGGTTTCATTCGACTATGAGACTACGGCGCTATCCCCGTTTGTAGCGGGAGCGGATATTCTCGGTGTCGGGTTTGCTAATAATCCTAACGGGGGGTATTTTCTTCCATTGCTTTTGGGGAAGTGGTCGAAAGGGGACTATAAGGAGATAGAGAGATTGTGGAGGGGGTTCCTTTCCTCCGGCCTCGAATTCGTAGCACAGCATCAGATGTTTGAGCGGATATGGTCGGTGGAGAAGTTCGGGGTGAACCCCAATATCGAACTTGATACTATTCTCCTTGCCCATATTAAAGATGAGCGGCGGGGGATTAAGGGACTTGGGTTCCAGGTGTTCTCGAATTACGGAGATATCTATAAGGGCAGGATGGATAGGAAGGCAATAGTCTCCGAGACACTGGAATCGGTAGCGGAGTATTGCTGTTTGGATGCCCGTTATACCCTACGGCTTGCGGGGGATTATCTTTCGGGGATGGATGTAGAGGATATCAAGGCTTATGGGGTGTTTCAGAATTCGGTTCCCGTCTTGGCGGAGATGACGGCGAACGGGGTGAAAATTGATCTTGATGTGATGTCCCGGATATCTGACGAAGTTCAGGGGAAGAAGGATTCCCTTGAAAAGCGGCTAAAAGATTCCCCGATAGTCAAACCCTTTACGAAGAGGGGAAAGCAGTTTAATCCCGCATCCTCCCCGAATATTTCCGAATTGCTTTATAAGATACATGGGCTGGTTCCGGTTAGAAAGACGGCGAAGGGGGAACCATCTGCGGCTACACCCGCACTCAACCAGCACCTTCTCGATAGAGATCTAGATAAGGGTATGAGGGAATTCATCGAGCTTATCCTTCAGTATAAGAAGATGAGCAAGATGGAGTCTACATATACTGATAGCTTTATCAAGGCAGCAGATCAGGACGGGATTCTACACCCGAACTTCCTCCTACATACGACGGAGACGTATAGAAGCTCGTCTACCGAGCCTAATATCCAACAAGTTCCGAGGAGGGATGATGAGTTGAGCTTCGACCGTA